CACGGGTGGCTCTTCCACGGGTGGCTCTTCCACGGGTGGCTCTTCCACGGGTGGCTCTTCCACGGGTGGCTCTTCCACGGGTGGCTCTTCCACGGGTGGATTGACGCGGTCGAGGGACGCACGCAGGGTAGCGGCGGCACCTTCAAGCGAATCACCTTCGGCGACGAGGCGGTCCTTGATGGCGGCGAGGTTGGCGACTTCAGCGGCCAGAGCGGCGTTCTGTTCAGTCGTGAGGTTCAGTTGCGAAGTCAGACCGGAAATGCTGGTATTGGCAGCTTCCAGATCGGCTTGCAGTTGACGGAGGTTGGCGAGGGCTCCGGGGAGACCGTCGAGGAACGTGGTGGTGGCGGCGATGGTGGCGAGCGCTTGCGCGGTTTCGCTGGGATTGTCGGGCATACTGGTTGTGTGGTTTGGGTTGACCCTGTCAAGAGCCACGCGGAGTGCTTGGACCCTGTCAAGGAAAATGTTTACTTGGCCTTTCAGAACAATGAGTTCAGCGCGTTCAGCGAGAAGCTTCGTGTAATCATTGTTTTCGACAGCTTTGGCGCGTCCCAGAAGGACGGCTAGGGAACCTGAGAATCTGGAGAAGACTTCCATGGGCGGATAGAACACTGGCTAATTAGCCTATTGGTGAGGTTACCACTATGAAATTCGTAGTGGGGTGATGTCTAAAACTGGAATACTGCTGGTGATGCCAGCACGCTTGGCCTTGGCGATGAAGTGGTGACCGTCCACCACGTGGTCATTGATCAGTAGCACATACTTCTCGCCGTTTTTGATGGACGACCTAACCGCGTCACCGCACTTCTTCTCGCATTCGTCCTTGACTGCCTTCACGGCGGTCTTGAGGTTCTCAGGATCGGCCTTGCTGATGAGTTCCGGCAACACGATACCATACTGGATAACAGTGCCAGTCTCATCAGAAAACTGAGCAACATCCTGCCGAACCGACTTCGGCAGATCCTTTACCCGAACGTCGCCGATATAGGCGGACTCATCGAGCCTTGAGAGAATTCTACGGGAAAGACGCACCCTAAAGATAGTGGATACAGAGACGCCGCACCTTGTGAGTGCGGCGTCTAAGGAAGGTCAGGCGACGTGTTACGCGCCGATCACGAAGTAGAGGAACGCGGTCGCCTTACCACCGGTCAGAGCGGCAGTTGCGGTCGTGAATGTGATCTGACGGGCGGCAGTCAAGACGATCGAAGTCGACTCGGGCGTGTTGGCCTTTGGCGTGATCGCTTTCCGGCCAGTGGTCGACCAGGGCGCACCACCAAACGCAGCAGCCGCGATAATGTCGTCGGCGGCGTTGATGCTGACCGCGACAGTGGCAGATCCGCCGCTGGCCAAAGCGGTGTTGACTTGAACGAAACCACCCACGATGATCGCATTGATTGGGATGACCGGGCCGACGACGTGGGCGGCGATGGTGCGCTGGGCGGTATTGGCGGTCGGGTCGAAGGTACCACGAGCGACTTGCAGTCCGGCAGCACCATCGGCAGCACCATCGGTACCTTCAGCCAGAAGACCGTAGGCTTCAAGGGCGGCACGAACACTGGCGGTGGCGGCTGGGCGAACGACCGGAGTGGTGCCGAAGAACCCGAGCTTCGCAGCCGTGGTTTGGCCAATCTTGATGCCGTTGACGTTGTGGGAGGAAATGATGTTGGTCTTCATGGAGTGTGGTAATGAGTGATGAACCCTGCCAAGACATTCAGCAGTTACCAATAGCTAGTCGCTACGGAGTGCGAATGCGGAATAATTGTGGTGGGGAGGGTACGGGAACCGTTGGGAGTGAGGTGATGTTGATTTCAGCCTTTTCGCCTTCTCCGATGTTATTGACCGATGCCACCCCGTAGTACCCAGTTTCCGTGAGTGGCCATGACAACTTTGGCGCTAGCACTTCACCCACCTGATTCCACACTTCACCGGTCTTTTTGTAGATGATGAACTTGAAAGTCTTGCGACGCTCGCTTGGTGCGTGCCACGTGAGAGACAGAGGCGGTGGAAGGTCGGAGGGCGGCAAATAGTCTTCAAGTTCGTAATCCAGTACCAACTCAGGGCGGTCCGGATAGACGTACCGGTAGTACCGCTGACCCGTGATCACGCCAATGGTGGACGGCTTGCCAGGAACGCTCTCTTCCGTTGCGCTTGCTCTGGTGGTCAGATAATCGTCCTCCACCGCCCAATCGATGAGGTTGCCAGAATGCTCCAGCACCACCCGATAAACGTCGAGTGACAACTCGTCGCTATGCTCGCTTTCAAGGCTTCCTGATTCTGGCGTTCCGTACGCGGTCACCGACGAATACCACATTCCGGGTGTCAATACGAGATGGTTTTTGAGCGGTGTTTCCACCACGTTTCCCACGTCGAATGTCTGAGTATATCCACGCGGAGTTCTCCCAAGGTGAGCACGGTATCCACCTAAATGGGGCTCCACGTTGGCATCCCATGACACCGTGATATCAGCGGGTTTGGTGGCGAGTTGGGAGAACGACGTGACCGATAGGGCGAAGAAGGCGAGGATGGAGAGCAGTTTCATAGGTTCAAGAGAAAGTCATCGCTTGTCCTTCCGCTGCTCTTGGCGCTGCTTGTGTTGCTCGACGAACTTCTTCGCAAATTCGGTGATAGTCTTGGCACCGTATTGCTTGAGCAGTTTCTCCCACCTTTCCCAATACCCACGCACTGCGATACCCTTGTGAGACCGCATGTTGTGCACGTCTGCACCCATTTGGGTGATGAAGTCGCTGTGGTAGTATAGCAGGCGGCGGTACCATGGTTCCGTACGGATCTTAGCACCGCTCTCCAGGAACTTCAATAGGTCGTCCATACGGACCAACTCCCTCTCACCCCGCTCGAAGTGATGCGGGGGGTTGGCCTGTTCGGGAACCCCCTTCATGAACTCTTCCGGTGTCTTAGCACGCCGGGTGTCCAGTAGCTCGTAAGCCTTCTGATTGTCGTACATGTAGACGGGGAACTCCGAGATAAGCGTGAGGTTTTCGAAGTCGTCCCGTCTTCCCTGTTCGAAGTATTTGACGTGGACCGCCTTAATGTACTGGCGGAATCCACGAATAGCGGGCTTGGCGGAGAACAGGCGTTCCTCTGATTCAGTCTCACCACCCCATCCCCAGTAGTCAACGGGGCGAAGCTTGTAGCGTTGACGGAGTTTGTCCCAGTCCACCACGATCGTCACCGAACTCCCCTTCCGGTATCGGTTGTTGGGGACGCGGCTGAACGAGATGAAGAACCCCTCGTCGCCGTGCCTGATTTCCGAATCCCCGCGACCGTAGCTCAGTTCGAACAGGTCGTCCGCCACGATCTTCCACAACGCCCGGAGCGAGGTGACATGGTAAAGCTCACCATGGGACTCAAGGAGCGTTTGAAGGGTGGCGGAAAGACTCACCCCTAAACGTACTTCTCAGCGGTCCTGCCGTAGAACGTAAACCCGCCCTCCTTCTCCACCATCGCTTTCGAGACATCCGAAACCACTTCCAGCGAAATCTTCTCAGCCCCACAGCTGGTCGCCTCTGCGATACCCGCGTCGAACAGCATCCGACCGATACCTTTCCCCTGATAGGCTGGATCGACGACAATGTCGAACGAGAAGGTTGACCCACCGTCCCGGACACCACCAAACCAAGCCCCCACCACATCGTTTGCGGAAAACTCCGTGTGATCATCGTGGTTTACCCGGACAACCGCCCCCATGAGTTCCTTGTCGCTCAGGATGTTGATGGACGACTCTTCCGCAATCGCCCATGCCCCGTCCATGATTTCCTGGTCCTCAGTGTCAGCCCACTGACACGAAGCGAGTGCTTCCAGTAAGGACCGTGTCAGGCTCATACTCAGTCTTTGAAACCACCAAAGTCAGCCCCGATCTGTTCATAAGGCTTGCCGAATTTGCGATTGTAAAGGTCAATCAGCTGCTCGCGTGAGAAATCGCTCAGCAAGAACCTGATCATTCTGACTTCCGCTGGCGCGAGGGGGTGGGAACCCGGCATGGTGGTAAGGGCACCAATGATCGCGTGGACGACTTTCTTGGGGTCACGGAAATTCGAATCTTCCGGCGATATGTGGAAATCAATGGAGTAGTCCCGTGGCGGTTCGGACTCAAGCAGAGTCTCCGCGAGTTCTTGGGCTTTGCTCATGGGTAAGTGGTGAGAGTGCTTATGGGACTTTGCAAATAGCTGCGTACGCCATCAGGTCCCCCTTCCTGTTGAGCGCGTTCAAGTGTCCGGTTTTTTCGTCCCATTCAAACTTCGCACCATGTTTCTGCAGTTCGGCCATTGCCGCGTTTGGGTCGGTGTATCCACGACTGATTTTCAACCTCCCGCCGAAGGTGGTGTTACCGGTGATCCGGCTGAACTTCCCAAGAATCACCGTAACAATGCACTCCCCAGCCCCAGGCGTTGGACCAACCCACTTCGCCTGCTGAAACGCAGGCTGTGTTGGAGTTTGTGGCAACTCGGGTGACTCAAGCAGTTTTTCGGCTAGTGTGCTCATCGTGATAGTTAGTGCTGTTCACCGCTTTTTCGCGCCAGTTTGGCGACACGATCATTCATGCGGTTCAGTGAGTGCCGTGGATCGTCGAAGTTGGTGTGGCCCTTGACGTGTTTGAGCCAGATGACACCGCGCTGGACTTCCTTGATACCAAGGGAGGTCTGGCGGAGTTCGACCGGTACTTTGCCAGCCCGTCTGCCCGTGGTGCGGAAGGAGGTCTTGGCGAAGCGAGCGTCGGCAAAGGTGAGCAGGAGCCCAAGTGCCTCCAGCGAGTCGCATTGTACCACCCAAGCAATCTTGGCCTGAGTGTGGTGCGCCTGCAGGGCGGCGTTGATGCCAGCCTGGATGCCAAGGAGTTCCCCGTGGCTGCACGAAATGGCGCTTGAACTCCCGTGACCCTTACCTCGTGCGACGTGGGATTTGAACCAGTAGCTCCACCCCGCCACCCCACCCTTGAACGAAGCATCCGAAAAGACGGTGATGAGGACGGAGTCTTGGGTCATGTGGCAAGTTGGTTCGATACCGACCTAGCACAGGCGGCGGATGATGGACAGACCCCACATGCTGGCCATGAAGCCCACGATACCAATGCCACCCTCCGGAACGTTCACGTTGCTGGTCGTGGTCGATGACCAGCTGAGCACCCGGACATCCGGGATGTCGGCACGGAGACCCTGTTGAGTGCTGAACGCGAAGTTGGCGTCGGATGGGTTCTCGCCGTTGGTGGTAATGAACCCGTCGCCCGATAGGAACAACAGATAGCCACGCGGAAATGAGTGTCTCCGGATTTCCGTGGACTCCAGCGTGAATTCGTAGAGGTTGCCACCGTTCATCACGGACCACAGGACGTATGGCATGAAGGGTTCATCCGTCAGGTTCAGCGGGTTCATGACGAAGTCCGATCCGACGGTGATTCCGTCGAAAACGCCATCGGTCGTGTGAGTACGACGTTGGCTCATGCTGCCCAAGGTCGTGGCGGAGCCAAGGTTGGCGTCGGGCAGGCCAATTCCGGACATGCCGAGTTCGCTGAAAATGGCGACGGCGTGAAGTGGCTGGGCGAGAAGGAGCAACGCTCCGAGTAGTAGTATTTTCATGGTTGGTGGGGAATTGGTACTTGACAAGAAAGGTGTTACAGCAGACCCTTCTCGCGGAGGTAAGAAATTTGGGCTTGCTGGGTTGGGAAGAGCTTGGCGACGTTGTACCCACCGATCCACAGCGTCTTGATGCCAGCTTGGAACTCCGACTCAATCCGGGAATCGGCAACCGAACCACCCCGATCCGTGAAAAAGCTCTCAGGGGCGGCTTCGTTGGTCCACTTACCGGTGATGCCGACCGTGTAGTAGGTGGCTTCAGTAGCTTCGATGGTTGGTTGCGTCGTCATTCCGTACTATAACACTGCTTGGAACCTTTGTCAAGTGGGTGAGCGGGCCGGACGCTACCCCGGCTAGATAGTGGTTCTGATGGTGGCACGACCCCTTAACCTGTTCTCATCTGTGACTTATTGTGGTCGTAGGAGGCATCTGGTTCTTCAGATGCGCGTGTCTGCTTTCCACGCCGCCGCTCAAAAGGTTACTTGGAAGTTCTGAATGAAGACGAGGGTTGGTTCGACGATAGTCCGCTGAGCCACCCACGCCTTTGCTTCTGCAAGCGCTAAAGCTTCGTCGTCGTATCTCTCGAACGGCTTAACCAGTTCAAATTCGTTTTCAAACACAGCCCAGCCTTTGGAATTGCGGTCGATCGAGATAAGGTAGCGTTTGTCGATCGTGTCAGGTTTATCCAGTTCAACCGGGAATCTGCTCTTGAGCCAAATCTTGTTCGCCGAGTCGAGTAGTGCAGCCAAGTCTTCATGACCGCCACCAACCAGCCAAGAACGGGTGTCCTTGTAGTCATTGAAGAAATCGAAGCGACCGATTCCGGTGAGTGGGTCTTTGAGAATTTCGCGGACAATCATGGGGTAGGTACGAGTTTGGCTTTTTGGTGACGAATGCCCTGTAGAACACGCCTCCGGGCGTGCATGAGAGCACGGATTGGGTCAGCGACTGGCATCGTGTAAACGTTGCCGACTCCAGCACCGCTCACGTCCAGCCAGTACCGGATGTGTTGGAAGATCATTGCACGTGGCTCCGGGCGGATATCCGGAGTGAACCTGATGACGGCACCCTTGTAGCGATACTCGGGCTTTGGCGTTGGGACGGCTTGGGTGGACATGGTGTTATGCGGTGCGGTTCTTTTCAGCGATCTTGATGGCTTGTTCACGGCTGACTTCCGTCACCACGGTTCCGTCGCCGAACGTGGGGTCATGGAAGTGACCGTCCCAAAGCCGGGTGTGGGTGGACTCGTCGCCCGACTGCTTTTTGAACGCGATTTCGCCGAGCGTGGAGGACCACACCAGAAAGTACCCACCGGGCTTGACCTTTTCGATCACCGTAAGCTTGCGCTTGGGGTTCGCGGCCTTCGTGGCTTTCGCGTCCTTCTCATCCACCAAGCGCTGGTGATTCGACATTTCGACCTCCGGACCGCGCTGGAAGAACGGGTTGACGAACGGTTCTTCATTCTTACCCTTGAGCGTCACCGAGTGAAGCGTGATTCCGTTGTGCAGCTTTTCGAGTTCAATCTTGGTCACCACATAGGGTCCACCCTTGAGTCGGGCGATGTCACCAACCAAGAGTTCACGAACTGGGATGCGAGCGAAGTTGTCCATGGTTTTGGTGTGGGTGGTGGGTTGGGTTGGCTCTGGACTTTCCCAAACAACAGCCCCGTCTTGGCAATCCGGATGGTCTTGGTGGTACCAGTACGGGCCAACTGGGCTTTCGTGGCGGATGAGCGTGGGTGAATCCATATGCTTATTATAACACATCCGAGTTACTTTGTCAAGTTGGCCACTGCTTTTGAGTTGAGGTTGGCGTTCACATTAGCCTCCCAGCAACCCTTGTTGAGTGCCATCGCCAGATCGTGGACCCGCACACCCCACTTGGTTTTGTCGAGGTTGAGCGCTTTCAGGTCCCCGAAGAGGTGCTCCAACTCTTCCCGATGCCCATTCTCGCGGAACTTCACCCCGGCTAGGCTGATCCGTCCGCCGATTTCAGTCGTCACCACGATGACGTCTTCCTGAAACCCGGTGGTCTTGGTGCCACGATGCTTCCGGATGGACGGGTGGAACACGGACACTTCAACCGACATACCGTTGTCGACGTAGGTGGCGGTCAAGACAATCTGGGTGAGTTCCTTCATCCCACATTATAACACACCCGAGTTCTCCTGTCAAGTAGTACCACTACCAGACATCTTCTCTCCCTTCGGCGTAATGACGAAGCCGGATGGATCAACGTAAATTTGGCCAGCTTTACAAAATTCCCCATTCACGGTGACTGTGCGCGGGCCTGAGACGTGGACACCGTGTGCGACGAGCCATGCGTCAATCGCGGTTGCAACTTCGTCTCCATCAATTTCGATGTTGACTCCCGGACCATATTTGGTTTGGCCGTTTCCATATTGGATGTTAATACCTGATGAAATGACTGGCAAGGAGATTGGGTCGTTGGGCAGCAAAAACTCCTGCTCGACGGCTTGCAGAAGCTGAATTCGCTGGACCGATGGATCAACATGGGAAACGACCAATTCTTTGAGTTTGGTGGCGGTTTTAGCGAACCTCACGCGAAGTTCGGTAGTTTCGCCGGATGCTTGCTGTTTCGCCCGGACCCGTGCTCCCGACACTGCGGCTTGCGAGATCGCGCCAATGTTCCGCTCCAAAGCGTCGAACACTTCGATTTCTTCTCCAATCCAACCGGAAGCGCCAAGGCGTCGTCCTAGTTCCTCAACGATCTGGACGGTGGAAACGGAATCGAGGAAGTTGAGTTGTTCCTGAACTGGTACTGTTTTCATGGTACCCTTTGAGAACCCAACCCACTGTTGTACATTGAGTTCTGAGTTAGGTGGCGTCCAAGGAACTAGATGCGATTCACGCGGCTCGGAAACACTTCGCGTTGAAAACGAAGGTGTTGGAGGCATATGGCGGGAAATGCGAATGCGGCGTGGACGACTTGATTTTGCTGACCGTCGATCACGTGCTGGATGACGGACACGAGCACCGGAGGCAGCTGGGGAAGGGTGCAACTGGGTATGGACTGTACCGTGATCTTGTTAGGAACGGGTTTCCAGACATCGTGCAGTGCATGTGCTGGAACTGCCAAATCAGGAAGCTCCGGAAGATGCTGAGGCGTGAAGACGAGTCAACACTAACAAGGGCTGGGAGGTCGTTTCGGAAGTTGAAACGTGAAGTGATGGCGGCTTACGGAAATGTGTGTTCGATATGCGAAACAAACGACCTTAACGTAATGACCTTGGACCATACAAATGGCGGTGGAAAAGCTCATCGTCGAATTTCCACGCCAATTGCCTACATCCACGCCAGAAGAGACGGATTCCCTCCTGAATACAGGTTACTTTGTGCCAACTGCAACGCACGTGAGGGGTTCAAAAGACTGGTCCGGAAGTATGGCGACCTTTGGCCCAAACACAGAACCGCCGCACCCGTTCCCGAGTGCGGCGGCGAAACTGCGGCTGACTCGCTGGATTAGACCTGCGAGAACTGGTTGCCGTAATTGGTGATCTTGGTCAGGGCGTACATGCCCGAATTGATCATCTTTTTCCCGTAGGAGCTTGCGAAGCCCTTGCGGCTGAAGAAGTCGTCGAGCGTGACGACAGGGGTCGAGAAGCTCAGGAGCCACGGGGCGAAGATCAGGCCAGCGCGCACCAGATCGTTGCCTTTGTAGCCCAGGAGACCTTCGTCAACCGGGAAGTGAGGATCGCTGTACACCTTGAGGTGACCGAGCTTGCCGAGGTAGGCAACCCCTTCGATTTCCGCGCTGTCGCCAGCGGGTTCGAAGTTCGGGAGCGATTCCACGATGTTTTGAGCCGCCATGCCGCACATGTACCAGTTGGCACGGGCGCGGTTCGTCGCACGTTGGATGTAAGACGAGCCCTGGATGAGCGCGTCAACGTACGAGTATTTGTGCTCGACGTATCCGACGTATTGACCGGCTGGCACGTCGTTATCCCACGTCACCATACCAGCGGTGGCTCCGGTACGGGCGGTCTCGATGAGTTCCCGATCGATGCTCCACTGCAGTTCGTTGGTGACGGCGGTGCTCAGCAGGTTCTCGGCGTTGACCGAGTGCAGGGCTTCCATGATCCGGGCCGATTCCATCGACCAACGGATGCGGTGTTTCCGCTCTTGGCAGATGATCTGCGAAGATTGGATTTCCACGTCCATCAGCTGGGCTTCGGTGTTGGTTTCCGGATTGTAGTTGTAGCTGGCCACCACAGGAACGGAGTTGCTGGTGGTGTTGAGCGCCACCGCACCGTTGTTGTAGTTGATCGATCCAACGGGGTTGTTGGAGCCGTCAACGATGACGCCGTTGCCGTTGTCGGTCACGAGGACCGGGGTGCCGGATGGGTCGAGGGTGATCGAAACCGAACCGGGGATGACGGGGAACCACGCCAGCGATGTCGAGGCGATGTCACCGGATACGTCGGTCGTACCGATCGACTCTTCGTGGACGGTGTTGGCACCGTCGTTCATGCGGTCAGCGTGACCGGTCCGGGCGTCCCACACCTTGGCACCAGCGGGGGTCGATCCCTTCGCCATGCCGGTGATGAAGTTCATGTAGAACACGAGACCCTGAGGACCGTCGAGCGGCTGGGTGGTGAACAAGTCTGCGGCGACGAGGTTTTCCGAGACGATCGACAGGACCGGGAAGGCCCATTTGTCGAAGGTGCCGACGTTCATCGACGTGGTCGCTTCGTTGAACTTGCTGAGGTCGGAAACGCGTTTCCGGTAGTTCTCCAGCATGGTGGCCATGAAGGCACGGCGATTTGGGTCAGTGACGCCATCGCAGTATTCCTTCCAGCCTTTGGCTTCCGACAGGCGACCGCCCTTGGCGAGTCCCATCGGGGTTTCCGAGAGAAGCAGGCCACGACGAATCGTTTCGGCGAGCTTGGTGGTGTCAATCGAGGAGTGCATTTGTAGAGATCTGGGTGTTGAACGTTGGTGTATTGGTGATCTCCGTTACAGCCTGCGGGCGCGACGCACCATCGACAGGGATTCGTGGAGTGCCCCTTCTTCCGCCGTTGGCGGGGTACTGACGGGCGCTTTCGGTTGATCAGCCGCCTTGGGGGGCGTCTGGTTGCTGGATTCCTCCAGCTTACGCTTGTTGGTGGCTTCGACGTCCTCTTGAACGAGGGTCTTGACCTTGGCCTGGAACGCCTTGAACGACTTACACTCGGTGAGCGTGGCGGCGTGGGCTTTGTGGAAGGCTGGGTTGGTGGCTTCGAGCAGTTGCAGGCTCAAATCCTTCATGTCCTTGTTGTACATCTCGGCGAGATGCTTCGCGGCCTTTTCGTATTCGGCGGTCTGTTCGGTCGCCTCGTTGATTTTGGCCTTGCGGGATTCGGTGACGTTCGTGCGAAGCTTCTCGTACCGACCGAGCAGGCGGGTCGCGGCGACGTTGAGCTTTTTGTGCTCCAAGCGCAGGTTGCGGAGAGCCCGCTTGGCCTGAGCTTCGGTCATCGGAGGAAGCGGAGGCGCTTCGGCAGCGGCGGCGTCATCACCTTCGGCTGCACCACCACCAGCGGCGATGGCTTCATCGTCCAGGGTAGCAGCGAGTTCGGCGATTTCCGGGTCATCACCGCCCAGTTCGCGCAGCTTATCGGCGGCGGAAGTAAGGGTATCGGCGAGGGCGCTTGGCTCTTCTGGAGCAACGTCATCAACCGGAGGTGCAACGTCGGCTGGAGGTGCACCAGCGTCATCGGCGGCGGGTGGGAAGTCGGATTCGTTCAGCGCCTTGCGGAAGTCCTTGATAATCACTTGGACTTCTTCGTTGATAGCGCTCAGCGAAGGGTCTTCACCGAGAAGCCCTTGGGCTTCAACGGACAGCGTGTCGGATTCGCTCAGGGCTCCGGCACGAATGGCGAGGCTGGAACCCTTCACGGGGGTGGCAGCGAGACGGAGTGCGCGGGTGCGGACCGCCGTCATTTCAGCGAGTTTGCTCATCTTCTTAGTAGGTGTTGGTGGTGGCGTTGATGGTGGGGTGGCGGGTTGATCAGGAGACTTTGCAGCCTCCGTGATCTGGCGGGGTTTGAACCCCTTCCCGCCAGACTTTTTCAGAGCAAGCTGGATGAGTTCGTGCTCAGCCAAGGCGCTATTGCTCGCGAGGACTTCGGTCGTGGTGTCTCCTTCCACGAGTTTTCCGACAGTCCCAAAATCGTTGGATTCAACGGTCATGACGAGACCGGATTCAGTTTCAACGCGGTCGCCCTTGTCAAACGCTTCCATGAACGCTTGGACTGGGTGCGAAATCCGGAACCCGCCGAGTTCGACGGCAGCGCGGACGAACGTACAGTCTTTTTTGGACTCCGTAAATACCATGTGGGCGCGCTCCAAGGCGGCACGTTCGGTGAGGTCACCAGACACCAAGACTGGGACGGTATATTCGGCGTTGTCCTTGCGGTAGTGGACGATGACGCGGGCGGTTCCTTCGGGAAGCGGATGAGCCTCCTGAACCAGTTCCTTGCCATCCACGAGATCACGGATGGACTCCTGAATGGAGCGACCGTCGACGACGTTTTCAACGAGCCGGGGAATGGCACGGGAGACGGACGGATTGTAAACCGCGTCCCAAGTGTCGAGTTCAAAGTCGTGCGATTCAACGACCAAACCCTGTGGGGTCTTCATGACGGAGCCCGAACCGCGACTGGAAACGCCCCAGCGCAGCGAAGGGGTGAGCGCCTTCAGCACCTGACCGTGCGGAGTGTCGAAGATTTCCAATTTCCCCAAGATGTCACCTTCAATCAGATGGGCGGTGGGGTTGGGGTTGCGCTTGGATTCGTAAATCTCGCGCTCCGATGCCTGACGGGCTTCAATGATCCGGTGGCTGACCAGGGATAGGCGGGTAATGCCGTCGTCCGGGTGTTCCAAATGTCCGCCGACCCGTGAGTCGCGAACTCGCTTGGTCCAGTCGGAGCTTTCTGAAAGGACACGGTCCCAAAGGGCTTTGGGATAGATCCGGCCATTTTGGTTGCGCTGGATGGAGTTTTGAAACACCCCTTCCATCACCATGTTTCCGTTCACCGTCTCTCTCGTGTCCTGCATAGGACGCGTCGGAGACTTCAGAGCGGCTTCTTTTTCAGTCAGGAGTTCGCGTGGCATGCTATATGTCTTGTATGCGCAACAAGGCTGTCGTGGTATATAGCTAAGAGATTCGTCTTATGACCTTGTCAATCGCGTCTCCGGCTTAACCGTGTGGTTTTGAAAGGCACTTAGCGGTTAACCCCCAAGACCTGTCAACTAACACAACCACCACTACTGTCCATTTTACTTATGAAACCAGACAAAAAGGCGATTCAAGACACGTGTGCAGTGTGCGACGGAGTATCGGATGGACTATGGCATCATTCCAACACTGATGAATACTTCCCATGTTGCACCAAGTGCGCCAAAGGTAGGGTTAGGCGCTGGATCGATGAGTGCTACGATTTGGTGAAGAAGTTCCCCATTGAGACCACGGGCAGCATCATCAAGGATCGTGTGATGGCGCTCACCCGGTCGATCTGGGAAAGTCGCATTGAAGACGGGGTGTGTCCGAATGGGTGCGCCAGACTAGAGACCGCCAGTGGTCATCAGGAATGCCCCAAATGCAAGTTCAATACCGGAGACTAGGCGGGCTCGTTCGGTGGCATCCGGTCTTTGACGATCGGAGCCTTCCAGCCTTCCTTGGGCGCTTGCTTGAGCACTGGTGGTGACATCATCACAACGTCGTTCTCACCAAGCGTCACATAGCAGTGGTAAAAGTTGTAGACGTAATCCACGACTCTCTCCACCTTCAGTTTGGGGATTCCAAGCCGGATGAGGTCGATGTGCAACCCCCTCCATACCACTTTAGCAGATTGCCCATCCGGATATGTGACGGTCAGGAAATCGGTCCTGGGAATCCGCGATAAAAGCAGCTGCCCCGGTTGAGGATTGGCTGGCTTAGTGAGCGCCATACTAGGCAGTGACAAGCTCAAACAACCCGGTCAGCGCACGCGTCACCGCGATGTTGGTCGTCGGGATCGTGGCGTCAAAACGGCAGTAGTCAACGAATGCCATCGGGAATGGCAGCGGACCGTAGTAAACAGAAGTGAGCGGGCGAAGTGAAATTCCGGTCTTGCCGGAAAGTAGACTGGAGGTTGCCGGGATTTCGTTCATCGGCAACATCGCAGCCCGAGTCTCGTTAATCGAGTTGGCGATGAGCGCATTGACCAGATGAACCACGGTCAACTTGGAGATCGGGTCGCTGAAGCGCTCCAGGGCGTCGCGATACGAGTTTCCGGTCTTCAGGTAGGATTGGAAACGGGAAGCTGCCGAATGGTCAGCCTGCACGAGTTGCTGGTGCCAACGAATCGTGTTGGCACCCTTCATGTGGGTCTCTTGAAACCGCTTACCAAACGCATGATAAACAACCAAGTCGGCCCGCGTGATACCTTCCGGGTTTGATGCCCAGTTGAACGGGTAAATGGTAAGTTCCTTGTGGTCGCTGCGCCACAGATACGGGCGACGTCCAGCTTCGGGGGTCGAGCAAATCCGGACCTTGGAGACACCTTCGAGTGCCTTGTCCAGGTTGCGGAGCCTGATTCTATCGATGACGGCGGGAAGACAATCAGCGACAGCGCGGAGCTTCGCTTGGTCCTTGTCGTCGCCGACCAGCTGGATTTTGAAAGGAAGAGCCATTAAAAGAGGAAGCGGACGAATTGACCGGGAGCCGATGGCACCTCGCGCATCACCCCACGTTCGCACAGAACCCGTACCGCTATTTCAGTGATTTCGCGGGTGTTGTGGAACGATGGTTCGACGTACGCGTGGATTTCGTCGACGGTGGCACTGCAGAGGCGTTTGTCAGCCCCCACGAAGAAGTTCTCGACGAGGTGGACGATACTGGCTGGAACCGACTCACCCATTTGCCGAGCCACGTTGGCATCACGGAGCTTCTCCACCTCTTCTGGGGTCAGAAGTGAATCATCGGGAGCGTCGATGATCTCAGGGTCCTGATCATCCTGATCGTTGACTACTGAAGTCACCTTACCATCGCCATCACGGACCGCCACAATGGGAGTGGCTTCCCCGTCTTGCACCAGTACACCCTGGTCGCCCTTGTCGAGCGCACGGTTGATGTCCTCGGAAATCGGACGGAGTTCATTGAAGAACCTCCACTCGTTCAAGTCGAGATCGTCTTTGATTTCCGGCTCGACTTCCGTCACCGATCCATCGTCTTCGGTTTTCAGGATGCCCTGATGACTGGTGGGCTTGGTGCGGGCGGTGCTCGTCGGGATGCTCATGGAGGTCATCTCGGAAAGCCTGCCGGTGCGCACAGGGCCAAGCGGCAGAACTTCCAGACCAACTGGAGCGGAGCGTTTGATGATACGGGCGCGGATACCTTCGGAAAGGGCTTCACGACCAAGCATGGCAACGAGGCGCTTCTCAGAATACTTGCCACCGGGGATGTCTTTAAGCGTCATAGGTTGTTCAGTAGATCCTTGAAGGTCTTGTTGTCGGTTTTGGAGTTCATGGGCGCTGGCCCATCAGCTGGTGCGGGTTCGCCACCCCCTTCGGGTGCGGGTTCGCCTTCTGGTGCGGGTTCGCCTTCTGGTGCAGGAGATTCCTCGCCTTCCGGTGGTGCTTCCCCATCAACAACTGGCTCTTCCTTGGTTTCATCTGAAATGTTGCTGGATACTTGGGTCAGGCCATCACGGAGGGTATCCGCATAATCTTTGAGTTCCGTGCCGTCGGGGTGCGTGCTGAACAGGCCGTCGAGTGCGTCCACCAAGTTGGTGATGGCGACCTTCAACTGCCCTTCGTCCTTTTGTGCCTTGAGATCTGCCTCAGCACCCTCAAGACGACCAATGACACCCGACAAGAAAAGACGTTCTGGAGAGTCAGGTGGGAGACCTGCGACGGCGTTGTTTTGTGTCCGGAAGTATTCCAGAGCTGGGGACAGCACGTCAAGCGCTGGTTTGGTGTCCGCCGATTCGGAAAGCCCACGAACACGCTTTTCTTCCTCTTCTTGCTCCTTTTGGCGACGGCGGCGGGTCGCAATCAGGTATTGCTGAGCGCGGAACGGGTCCCGAAAAGGAATAGGTGGGCTTTTGATCATGAACGCGAGGTGGCGGATGGGAGAGCGGCGAAATTCTGATCCGACACGTGCCCCTTGAGGATGAAGCGTCCGGCGTTGGACACCGCAGACCGGGCAATGCGAATCGTGTTGTGAGTAGCTGGCAGACGGAATTCCAGCATGTAAAACCCACCTGGGGCAATGGTCACGTTTAGTTCGTGATTGACGCTGTTGGTTGGGGTCGAGAAGAACCCCGGAATCCGCTGTGCGTAGGTGAAATCGAGCTTTACCGTGGTGTCCTGCGGATTGTAGACGCGGAGAGCGATTTGCACGGACCGGTTGGCCAAACCGTCCGCCCGACCACGAGCTTGGGTGGGGATGAAGTAAATGTAGAGTCCGTCACCCACTTCGCGAGCTTCAGCTTGGTCTTCAAGTCGGATCATTGGAACCATGTCGATAGCTAGTAACTAGATTCCCCACTTAGCGGCGGCGCGAGCAAAGAGATCTTCCAAGGTAGCCGCTGATAGCGCCACTCCCCAAATTGCCACCTCTCCCATGTGGCCTTCGAAACCACTCCCGATCGAAAAAGTGCCAGATCCGGACGCCATGTTGTCGGAAAATGTCCCAGTAGCCACCGAAACCCCGTCCTGATAAACCACCAAGTCGTTCCCGTTCCTCACCAAAAACCACACGGTCCACGTGGTGACATCGGCGATTGTATCGGTGACCCTACCACCACTCGCCACGTCACCACAATCCACGTTCAGATCACCGGCAACGTACGGATAAAAGTTGAATTCTTCCACCCCGTTGTCAAACGAGTAGATTACACCAGCGCCCGCGTCCCGTTTTGCCACCACCATGGCAGTAAAGTTGGTGGTAACTGCCCAAGTGCCGACGTTTTGGGATGCCAAATTCAGAATATCGGTTCCACCGAAGTATAAAGCACTAAGGCCATTCCGTTCGGCAACCTGCAGGGTGGGGCGGTCACCAACGGTGGGTTGGGTTGGAGATCTGGAGTTGCCGGAAAGATCGGTCCACGTTTCCACGGTGCTACCATCGGAGCCGGTCAGCACAGATGCGTCCAACCACAATTCCAGCCCAACTGTGGCGGTCAACGCCAGAGGACCAACGTTGCAGAACAGCCCCATTTGGATGTCACCAGACGCGATAGACGCCGACGGGATTTTGGCCGACCCCTTTCCCGTATAGGCTCCACTGAACACGAACAGGTTGTTAGTCTCCGGGTGGGTCACCACCTCACCAATTGGCAAATAAGAACCAGCGTTCCCGATGTTCGGAATCAGCGGGGAGCCATCTTGTATCACCACCGGATTCAGGGTGAGCGGTTTAGTAGTGCTTCTGGTCGCCGCTCGCTTACCGTACAGGTTGAACCCCACCATGTCGGTTTCCAGGTTCACATCCTCAAAGACCGGAATATCGAACCTTGCTAGTCCACCGAGAGGACCACGAGCCGCTTTCACATCGAGCGGGGATGAAAGAGCGTCTACGAGAGTTGAAGCCCCAGATCCAACAGCTGTCCACCCGTCTGCTGTTTCGTTGGAAATCGCCACCCTTTCCCCATATGGTCTCCCAGCTGGAAATGCGGCATCATCGAACAGCACGTTGTCAATTTGATTAGCCGCATAAGCGTTGGTGGCGTTGTCGAATATGGGCGGACCGAAGTAGATGTACGGAGCGGACGCTAGTACGGTGGTAGCAACCGTGTTCTGCCCGGTGTAAGAAGCGGACTGCGCGATGCCGTCCACCGATGCCTCTATGAGCCCGGTAGCCGCATCGAGTTTCACGTGCACCTTCAGGAAGTGCCACGTAAACGTGGTAACGTTAGTGATTGTGATGGTGGCAACCTCTGTCGCCACGTTTCTGATCGACAGCACCACTGTCCAAAGCGGAGCCGCATAGGTGGTAGACTGAGCACGGATCGATACATCACCCCATTTGAAGATTTGTGCGTAATCGGCGGTAGGCTCGTACGAAGAGGCCAGGTCGGAAGTAGGGAGACCAAACCTCATGTCCATCGTCATCCATACTTCCCCGCCTATTCCGAATACGCTTCTCACCATTGCCAGCTGTTGAGCCTTGGCGGTTACCCAGGATGCCCTGGTCGGGCTGGAGCCAGAGGTGTATGGGGACGCCCCCGCTGCCCCATAGCAACTGCTTTTAGGGCTCCTCCCACCCCTGAATACAGTGCTTGTAGAATTTGGGTGGCTGGGCGGGCCGGTAGATGCAGTGGCCGTTGCTACACCGTTGTTGTGATATACACCGATCGGTTTCAACCACGAAGCCCACGTGGTCGGAGCAGTAGTGTTGGCGTCCGTAGAGACGTCAAAGTCGATGAACAGTTTTACAGCCATCCCCTTAAAAGTTTTGCGCCTCCACGTAGAGTTTCCAAGTGAGCATCTCGGTGTGTGTAAAACGAGTGTTCCCGGTTTTGTTGAACATACCGCCCTGCATGATTACAGCGGTGGAGTTGGGTGGCACGTGTGTCGGGACACCAAGCGGAAGTATGACGCTTCGAAGTGCCTCTGATGGGTAAAACACAGATGCCATTTCCATGCCGACCGCCAATTTTTTGGCCTGCACCGCATCTCGGTTACAAACTCTTACATGGAATGTTGCACCGATCACTTCGCTTTCCAGACTGACATTCGCCGGAACGGTAATGGTAAAGTTGGCGAGCGAACCACCGCCAAGGCTCCTGATCGCTTTGGCATCAGTGCCGCTGGATACTGCGTCGGTCAGCGTGGTGGCACCGGTACCGTAGGCACCCCATCCGGTATTGGTGCTATCTGCCGAGATAGTTCCCCGTTGAGCGCTGATGCGACCCGTTGGAAATGAATCGTTGTCGATGTATACGTTGTCTATGAGCCCCACGTAAGCGTTGGTGCCATTGTCGTAAACTGGTGGGCTGAACGAAATGTAAACAGCACTACCCAACGCGATTGTTCCGACCGTGTTTTGGTTGGTGTAACTGGCGTGTCCGTACCCGTCAACCGTCACATTGAAAGCCCCCGTGGTAACATCCAGTTTAGCGTGAATGCGGACGTGATGCCAACTCCCCTGAACGACTTCTGGGAAAGAGACAGTGGCGACCTCGGCAGCACCATTATAAAGCGAAACGACGTGCGTGATGACTGCAGACGCGTAGTCAAGCTGTTTGCACCTTAGCGAAAGGTCACCCCATATGAACAATTGCTCCCAGTCGGCAGATGGGCTGTATGAACTGGAGAGCGACGAATTATGGGTGACGAACGCATGACGGAAATCGAACGTCATGAAGATTTCATTGGTGATCTGTGGATAAACAGACCTGACGAGACTCAGCTGAAAACCCTTAGCGGCGGCAAACGCAGTCCTGGTGGTGCTGGTTGCTGCGCCGTACCCAGATTGGTGTTGACTTGGAATACCCCCGAAATACGGGCCGTAGGCGGCGGAGTTGGTGGCAACTCCAGGTGCTAGGACTTGTACGCTGTTCCCTTGCGGTACGTTTGGGGGACTTATCGCGGGGTCCAGTGTGGCAGCCCCATTATTGTGGTACATGCCAAGAGGCATAGACACTTCAGCCCAGTTATTGGAGAAGGTCGGAGCCACCCCGGATTTCATCCAGTCAAAATCAACGAATAATACTCCAGCCATTAGGTTGAGGTCAGTTTGAGTTTAAGATTTGCAATCTCGGAGTATAGATAAGGATTACTAGACCCGTCTAGGTAAACGCTATCAAAAATATCGGCACCAGCCAGAGCAATGGTTGGTGTATCGTCCAGTGGGAGATTGGTGGCTCCCATGATTGCACCCTGGGTTTCCACACCAGCCTTATCAATGCCAACGGCCAACTTCCTCGACGTGATTGGGTCACGGTTCGCTGCCTTGATCGCGTAAAGGTTAAACCCGAGCAGGTCAGCATGAATGTTTCCAATACCTGTCGGAACGTTACCAACGGGGGTTTGAAAAGGCATCGAACAGGTAGAACCAGCAGGACCGAACAGTGTCTTATTGTTTGCTCCAGTTTGTGGAATGTTGGTGTAGTTGGCACCGTTCGCACCGATCTGCCATTTCCTCATTAGATAGGACATCACTCGCCCCCGGTCTGTCTCCGTGGTCGTGCTGTAGATGATTACTTCATGGACCCTTGCGTACATGAAGGACGTATGGATGGCACCACTAACCCACCTCCCACCGAATAGGATGCCAGGGGTGGAGGTAGTGACCGAACCCTCACTATATTGTCCACCACCCTGGGAACTTAGCGTGGAGTGGTTACGGGAAACGTAGGACTGAGTGGCACTATTCCTACGGTCCATGAAGATGTAAGGACCACCCATCAAGACGCTACCATTTGATGGGGAGGCAGTCGCGCTGTTGACTTGGGTTTGTGTGATCTGCGATGCAAAGTTATTATAGTAAGCAACACGTGTCAGGGTGTCGTAGTCGTTCCCGGTACTACCAGGACCAACACCCAATGCAATGCCACCGTATCGACCACCCGTCAGGACACTCCCAAGGTCCTCCCAAACAATGAAGACGGTGCGAAGTGAAAGGTTGACAGTGAACAACGAGTTTGCCATCCAGTCATTACTGCCGTCAAACAGCATTGCACGCTTTCCGTTGAGCACGTTGGTCTTCAGGAATGGTTGTGCTCCACCGGTTGCCTGGGTGAGATGGTACCCGTTTCCGGATTTATCCTCCCATCTCGCCACTGGAGACCCATCAGTGGTGACGTTGGACCCACCTGAGGTGGCATCGAAAAGTGTGGTGGTATCGTTGGCATCCCACCACCCAACCATCCCGGAAATAGACGTGGGTGTGAAGCTTGATGCCACATACGGTATGCCTGACACGGAGGTTGAGTGCAAGCCCCATTCACCACCTGACACCACTGACGGCATGTTGGGGTCCAGCCTAGCTCGGTAGGCGATTGGGCGACCGACCGGGAAGGACCCCGTTGAGAATGTCACGTTGTCAAGTGTTCCAGAACAATGCAGTGTAGTTCCGTTGTCGATGGCGGGCGGGGAGAAGTAAATGAAAGTAGCGGTGGCGAGACTGATCGACGAGACTGTGTTTTGATTGGTGTAGGTGATGCCCATGTCCACCCCGTTGATGGAAACAGCAATGGAGCCAGTGGTCGCATCGAGCTTGGCATGTACCCGGATAAAGTTCCACGCGAGGCTTTTGACACCAGCAGTTGATATGGTGGCGACTTCCGTTCCAGCGTTCCTTACCGAGTACACAACGGTGCTGGAATCGGAGTTTGCGTCATAGGTGGTGCTCTTAACCCGAATCGCTACATCACCCCACCTGAACATTTGAAGCGAATCGTCACTAGACTCGTAGGAAGAATTGAATGACGCGCCAGTAGCAAAACCGCCTAAGTTACGGTCGGCGAAAAACTGAAAGTCGGCAGTGTAGAACACCTCGTCTGTGATGCTGTATACAGACCGTTTCAGGGCTAGCTGCATCGCCTTAGCGGCCAGGAATGTGGCTCTGGTTTGAGAGGTTCCAGAGGTATACGCTGCCGTGCTGGTGGTGTTGCTGGTTCTAGCGGTCTGGCACCGTCCATACGCGCCGCTTCCAATCAGAGCTTCTGATGAAGTGCCACGACCGACCGACTCCCAAAGTGCCGAGATGCTGTTGGAACCATTTGGTGGGCTGACAACTTGAGACTCAGTCGCCACCCCGTTGGCGTGGAATACACCGGGGGGTTTAAGCCAGTTAGCCCAGGGGTTGTTGAACTGTATGCCGCCGTTGGTCGAAGCCGACCCAGTCGGAATGTCAAAGTCTAAAAGAATCTTCAGTGGCATATTAAACCTATGTGATAGCCCATCTGTTCATGAGCGCGGAAATCATCCGGGTGCGAGTGGTGTGGCTGTGCGCGGTGTTGAAGATGATGATATCCCCGATGTAGCCTGAGAAGTTGCCAGAAACACCCGCAGACGACGCGTCGGTGCCAACCCAGAAGGTGCTGGTTCCCGCTGCCATGGCGGTGCTATTGGCAGCGGAGTTGTTGAGGACATGATTCCTGAAGAGCGACAGCATCTCCCCGTCGCTGCACACCGTAAACACCTGCCATCCTGACTGAAGTGGGGTAGTGGTGGTGAGTCGTCCACCACTACCGGTATTTCCGAAGTCGGCGTAGGTGACTGATCCAGTGTAGTATGGGTAGAGTGAAACTTGTCTCGAAGCCGCATTGAAGACAGCCGCTGGGCCATTATGCAAGGCGGTCTTGCTGAAGACAAAATAAGCGGTATATCGGTCGGTGACTCCCCACGTGGTGAACAAATCCTGAGACGAGATAGCAAGGAAGCACTTAGACACTCCCTTCCACTGCACCGCGTTGAGCCCATTCTGTACCGAAGTGCGAAGGCTTGGTGCGATTTCGCTGTACAAGTTCAGGTGGGTAGCGTGTCTGGCATTCCCGGAAACATCCGTCCAGGTGGTGAGCGCGGTATCATCAGATCCAGACAGTGCTGGTCCGTCAAGGTTCAGGACTGGCGCAGTGATACTGGCTATCACGGTAGCAAGAGATTCAGTGGACGGTACCGGATAAGTCTCGTCGAGAATGATAACGGGCTGGAAACCCTCCAGGGAAAGCGTGTCGTCGACGGCATTCTGAGCGCCAATAACCGTCCCGAGTGCCTGAACAGCTATTGATTCCTCAGAGTCTTCGGATGCTGCGATCACCGTTCCCAGCGCCTGCACCGCGATGCTGGACTCACGTAGGGTCTCTACGATCGGCACAAAGGACATCGCGTCGACCTGGAGGCCGTATTGGATATCTTCGACAATTGGAACGAACGCCAGCGCGTCAACTTGGAGACCACGCATTGCCCACTTGGACTTAGCATACAAAGAAAGGAGATTTATCTCGGTATCCGTCAGAACCCGATTCCAAGTAGCCACTTCGCCTATCCTCCCTCTCCAGGTATTACCAGAATAGTCACCGAACAAGGCCAGCGCGTTCCCTGAGGCATCTGGCACCCACGCGTTGGAACCAGACCCCGCGTAGGTCATGGTCGACAACACCCCATCAACGTAAACCTTGGCTCCTGTAGTACCATCATCCCAGTTGCCGCCACCGTATATCAGGACCACGTGATACCATCTTCCAGCGGTTAGGATGGTGGTGGACTCCGCTCTCAAGTCGTTCAGAGAGGCAATCAACTTACCAGTGCTCAGGTGGCCAATCCTAATATTCTTGGTGTTTCCGGCAACTCCGAATCCAAATCCGTAGTAAAAATTGGCTGGACCGTCAGTCGACATTAGTATCGAAATTGTGAATCCAGTGGACGGCAGTATTGTGTTGCTGAGACCGGTGGCGGCAATTCGGGTGTCGTCCGGAGCATATCCGGCAAGCGTGTAGTCAAAAACACCGTAGCTAGCTGCTGGTTGTAGGCTACCAGTGCCTTGTGCCAAGTTTACCCCGTTCCCGGATCGGTCCGCCAGGGTTGCATACGCCGCTTGGATCGGCTCTTGCCTGAAGTCATACCACGTGGTGAGGCCACTAGTCACTGGGATGGCATCAGGAACCGCCTCACGCAGTTCGATGCCCCATTTGTTGGCCAGGAACACCTCAAGCGCTTCGGATTCCTCGTCTGGAACCGCACGAGAGATCAACATGACCTCCGCCAAGTCACCCGCGAAGAATGAGGACGACCCTCCGATGTAGAAGGTGCCGGTGGTGGCGGCGTTGCCATGTCCAGAGATCGTGGACACCTGGACCACGCCGTTAACGCGTACCGTTGAGACCCCCGCCTCGCGAGTTATCGTGACGATGTTCCAACCACCGTGATGTGGGGTCGAGAAACCAGTCATCCCGTTCCCGACGGTATTCGCACCACGGGTCGAACTCATGTAGTGAACCGAACCCGCCTGCGTAGAATCGTAGATGCTGCCGTATATTCCGACATACCACCCGTTGGTGCCGTCATAAGTGCCGAGAATCCGTCCGTTTTGGTTGACGGTGAACCTGAACACCAGCACGATTGTCTGATCGCTCGTCAGGTCGAAGTCGTTGGTGGCAAGCGACAACACGTCATTGGAGCCATCGAACCTCACCACCGTCCGCCCATTGTAGGTGGCGTTGGAGACGACGATTGGCTGATTGAGGCCAGTTCCCTGAGTGAGAGTGGCCGATGCCACGGTGTCAACCCAGCTGGAAATGGCGGTGCCGTTGGCGGTCGCGCTGAAGGATGCGTGGGCGTCCCAGTGACCCTCAAGGTCCAGGATGTCGGCGATACGGAATTCGTAATCGCCAGGACCAGCCAGTTCCCAGTCCGCCTGAGACCGATCTGGAGCACCCATGGTCAGCGGCTGAGCCAGATCATAGACGGCGTCGACGACTCTCCAATCCGCCTGAGAGCGCTCTGCGTATTCGAGTTCTGGTTCGTATTCGGCACCAAGCACCCCCCAGTCTGCCAGCACCCGCTCAGTCTTGGTGTCGACGGTCGAGAAGAAGGCCAGATACTCACCGACCTGTGACCTCCACCCCGCCATTGCATGCTCCAAGACGGCTTTTTCAAGGTACTGTTCACCGAACGCCCCACCCCGCAGTGCCCACTTGATGCGAAGTTCCTCAATGGTCGCGATCGTCTCGGCAGTGTTGGTGCCACGGTCGTAGAATCTGACTTCACCGATGTGACCACCAATCCCGTACCCGATTGATATGTTGGTGAGATAAGACCCGGTGATGGGGGCGCTGAGCGTTCCGGAGTCAACAATTTCCCCGTTGATCCAGAATTCGTACTCAAGGTCTTCGTTGACCGTGATGTACCAAAGGCTCCAATGACCGGTCGGCTGTTCGCTGAACAAGACGGTGCTCGGTGGCAACGTCAGGTAGGCTTGTGGGTCTTCGGGGTCGACGGCGGTCGTACGACCAACGGTCAGCACGGAACCACCAGTGCCAAAGAAGATCTTGAGGATCGAGGAATAACCGAACGGCGGGTTCTCCACTTCCGGGTTGACGACCAACGCGATTGCGAACCCTGCAGCTGACTGCTCGGCGCTCCACGGTACCATCCCGTTCCATCGGAGAAGCTCCGTGTGGACGGTGGCGGATGGCGCGGAATCAAAAAACAGCCCGTTCAGCCCATTCCTGACCGCTACCTTGAGGCGGGGGCGTGTCGCCACGTCGGACTGGGAAAGGTCCATATCACCATCCCGCGCCAAGTTTGGCAGGGTCGCGATACGGTCGTTATTGGAGCCGGTGAGGGTGGACGCATCATACCACAGCAGCATTCCCAGGTCGCCATACTCGCCGGTCCGGTTGCGCCACCCCGCAAAGGTTCTTTCGGTGGCTCCCCGTGGGGTGTCTTGGTAGAAACCGGTACCACGGTTAGACCAGTTGGCGCTAGAATGCTCGCCAGCCGTCAAATCCTGAATCACCAAAGCCGCGTACTCGCCGGTCCTGGAAGCCCATGCAGCCCGTGCGCGTTCCAACCGCATCCCAGCACTGGAAACACTCTCCGTGTACTCTCCCGTGCCAAGGCCAGCCCACCGGGCAACCGCACGCGACTCCTTGACGATGGCGTCCGGTTGGTCATCGAACAGACCACGGCGAATTCCCCATTTGTTGGCAAGCTCGGTTTCAATTGCCACCATGTCGTTGAACCGCTTGTACACATGGACTTCTCCCAATAAGCCCCGGAAGTTCGGACAAAGCAGGAAATCGGCGGTGATGTCATCAGGAAAGACTGCAGAGGTGGTGGATGCAGCGATCTCCAGCCCGTTCTCGCGGACCGTCACGCTAGTACCGTTTCTGACGAAGCTCAGCACCATCCACTCATCGTCGTTCTCGGATGGATCGTTGGTGTCTTCAAGGAATTCCCCAGGAGCCGTCTGCCATAAGATCGCGTTGGCGGCACTCCGGAAATAAGCTTTAAGGTAGCTGTCGCCAGTCTCTTCACCCCACCGGATCAGAGCCTGCTCTCCAGCGTCCGTCTTCTTGAGCACCATCACGATGGCGAACGAGGTATCGGCAATGTCCCAGCTGCCCTCCACGAACAGATTCTGAGCAGGTCGTAGTAGCATGCTGCCAGGACCGTCGAATTCGATCGCATTGAGACCGTTCCGGATGTTCAGACGGAGCACCGGGGAGCCAAGTGACTCCAAGTCGTTGCCATTGCCAGAGCTATCCGGAACGTCTTCCACCGGATCACCATCACCACCGCCAAGCCCACTCATATCCCAGATCGCCGCGATGTCTGCGTCATAATCACCGGGAAGGGCGTTCCAGGTCGCCGTGACATGCTCGGATCGTTCCGCACTGCCCGTGATTGTCACGAAATACTCGCCAGTGAGACCCGTCCACCCACCCATCGCCTGTTCGGGGCGGGTCAGGGTGACAAACTGATCCGAATACAAACCAGTCCTAGACGACCAACCAGCCAAGGCGTTGTCGGGAGCCCTGCTTATCAAGACCCGTGTTGGTTCGTAGACGCTTGAATTGTCGGGCCAGAGACCACCGCGCCATTCGCCATCTGGAGTGAACTCACCCGCGATCCCAGAATCTTCGGCATCAGTCCAGTGGAGACCCGGCTCCAAGATTGTGAGTTCGATCGCGTCCCGATCCCCGCCCGTCATCGTCAGGATGCCACTAAACCCGTCCCATCTTGGCAAGACGGTATCAAGCTCAACCTCCACGAAGGATTCGGCACTCCAGTCAAGCGCACTGACCCACACGTCAAGCTCGGACGAGTAGTACCCGAGAGTGATTTCGTAAACGCTGTTAACTTGCCAGTCCGATGTTGAAGAATACTGCAGGACGGAGCTTGAGCCATCCTCGGGTACCCGGTACACCCGGAACTCAATCTCAGCAGCACGCGGGTGAGTGGTGCGCAGTTCGCCGGTCTGGTCGGCTTCTGGCGTCACAAACTCCAGCGTCTTCCACCAGAGGCGACCCGTGAGGTCGGCAGAGGGTGGCGCAACATCAACTTCAATGAACGGTCTTCCGTTTCCGTCAAATCCGCTACCCAGCACCGTCACCAACACTTCTGACTCCCCGGTCGGAGCAACCAGGATTTGCTGACCAACCGGGCAGAAGATGAGTTCCCCGGTGTCCTCGTCCACCCCAATGTTTGGCGCACCATCTCCAGAGTCGTTGCGAGGCGTAATGAAGTGGGACGTCGAGACAGTGGTCCAGCTTTCGAATCTTCCACCCCACGGCAGGCTGGCCATTTGCCAACGCCGATATGGGAGCAGCCAGTCGTAGTCCGGGGAGACTTGGTCGGATGAGAAGAACCCTTCGTTTTCGATCTCCACATCCCCGTCCACCGTGGCGGCGGGCTCCAGCGTGCCATCTCCGGATTGGGCGGCAAATCCGTCGGGAAGCTCATCGAGTAGGAGACCTTCCGAAACGAGTTCCGCCCCTTCGGTCAGGTCCACGGAATTGCGCAGATAGTGAGCTTTGAGCGGGTCTCGACCGTGTCGTGCGCGATAGATGAACGTTCCATGCCGCTGCATGAAGTAGACCGGATATCCAGCGGTCCAGTATCCGGTCGGCACGGGCTCAATGATACCGGGTTCAACACCAGCGGTGCGAAGTCGTGGATCACGTCCCCTGAATGCCCCGTCCCAGAATCCCCAGTCTTCTTCACGTGCCACCCAGTCAACCCCAAGGGCGTCGTTGGAATGGAACGGGAACGCGACGTGTGTCAGGGAGTGGTCGTCGTGGGTCGGGATGACCTGGATTTCGTCCTCCGGTCCGGTCTGGAAGGAAAGGCGAGGGTCGGGCTGATCCGTTGACACCGCGTCTTCACTCACATACGGGATGATGGCGGCGATCGGATTCTCCACGACCAACGCCAGTTCCGGCGTGAGGATCGACTCGTCTTCCGTGCCGTCCGGGTGCAGCGACTCCAGGACCTGCTCCGGGGCTTGGAACGACGCAGTGAGGAACCCGTTGCGCAGGAACACGAACCCGTTGAAATCACCGGCTGGGCGCACCAGCGTGTCACGCGGGGAGTCGAGCGGGCTCGTGGTGACCGGGATGGGCGTGAAGATGCCGGTCGTCAGGATGCCCCACGTGTAGAAGTCGCCATCATCTGCGTCCTGCTGGATGACGGTGGTAACATCGTCCGTTCCCACTTCCTCCCAGACGTTCGATGGTGGACCGTCCGGATCGTTGATGAGAGCCGTGTAGACGTACCCGAGATAGTAAGCGAGATCGCCCTCCGCATAGGTGGTGTCGGCGTCCCATGTCGCCGGTACCGCGTTCCCATAGTCCTGATATGGCACCGCGCTCCAAGTGCCTGTGATAGGCGGAGTAGCGGGTGCGATGAACGGCTGGCGCACCAAGAACATGCTACCAGCGCTGGAGACGAACTGCCCCTCCGTGTAAGATTCCCCTTCCGTGTAGGCTAGTACCAAGACCCATGACAGGCTTCCGGTCTCGGTGATTTTCAAGCGCCAGAGACCGCCGAACCCATCGTCAAGGTTGACTTCGGAGAGCGCCAGCACGGGCGCGTACTTGACCTGATCTTGATGGCTCCACCCGGCTTCCACATCGCGGAGGGTGCGGGTAAGCGGGGTGAGGGTCTTGGCAAGCGCTTGCTGCTGGGCGTTTTCCTGATCGTGTCTGATCCAATCAACCTCAAAGTGCTGGTCGGGATCGGCGATGACTGGCGTGCCGTCAAGGGAACCGGTGACCGGGTAGTCGGGGGCAGTACGACTCACGTCTCCATCCATCTCGGAATCCTCGTCCGAAATCTGAACGGGAATCGGGTGATAGCGAGTGTGGAACTGCTGAAGGTCAAACGCAACCTTCAGATCGAAGAGAGAGCTTTTGAACTTGATCTCCGACATCGGGCCGGAGATCGAAACCAACTGAATGTCCAACGTGGCTCCCAAGGTGATCTCCATGATCACCAAGTTGCCGTGGGTGCCGGGGGTGTTGGCTTCGAACCTGTAGGCGACGCTGGAATCTTCCAGCGCCAAAATCGTGACACCCGCTCGCTCACCCGGCAAACCGCCAGTCAGTGGGTAAAGGCCAGGACGCAGCAGGTGGTTGACACGCTCTGTGAACCCGCCGAATGGCTGGCGACCGTTGATACGGTGGAACGCTTGATTGTGGGCGGCGTCCGGATGGCAAGAGAAGGTGACGCTGTAGCTTGGGCCATCATCCAGCACGAACGGTGTGTAGTTGGCGCTTGGAACCGGTTGCTGGAAAAGCTCCGATACGGTCGTGATGACGGAACCAGCGGAAAGGCGCGGCACCTCGCTCAACACCTCGCCGTCGTACCGACCGACCAGAGGCCAGTACGGGTAGTCAACAGGCTCGTATGCGAAATCCTCGGCGTTGACATCAGACCCTGGATATTCTGGGTCACGCGGGCTGTACCGGCTCCAAAGTTCCAAAACCTTGAAATCGACGTAGCCAAGAATCTTCGCGATGGCGGTCAGGGAACTCGCTGATCCACGGATTGCGTTTCTTGGTACCGCCGTTGCGATCAGACGCCTCAGGACAGGTATCGGGTGCTTCGCCGTGATCACTTCACCGGAAGACCCAGCGAGAGCGTTGAGAGCGGCACGTTCAAACGCCGCCTTGGTCAGGTCACCCACGATCCTCGGTAGGACTTGCTGTTGGAGGATAGCCTCTTCGGCATCGGTCCGCTCGCGCAGTTCCATTAGCGCTTCATACTGCGCCCACAGTTCCTCGTCCTCTGGCGTAAACGCCCCCGCCTTCATGGGGTCGCGCAAACGCCCAAGCTCTCTCAGCTTCGTCACCACCCAATTGTGCTGGGAAGTGAGCCCGATCATCAGCGATCGGAGGATCCCCTGGTCACGGCTACGGATTACATAAGGCAACCATTCGAACAACTGATCTGGTGCCAGATCCGCGAGTCCATAGTCGATGCGTGTAGCGAGTGTCTGAGTTCGCGGGTTGGAAGCCATCCGGGCATACCTAGAACACGACCGATTCCTTGTTTACCGTCAAGCGAAACCGAACTCAAGGAGCGGATCGTTAACGTCATCGTCCAAGTTTTCGTACACCTTCACTTCCACCCGGTGCATGATGTCGGCGTCGAGCACCGGGGGTGCGGAGATGAGACCCTCGCGGAAACCAAAGACGTCCACGAAATTGATGACACGCCAGACAGCACGTTCGAACGAGTTCATTTCGAGCCAAGGGATCGTGCAGACGACTTTGCTGCCTTTGATGTCGAATTCGTGCATGACCGCCCGAACCCGCTTGACGATGCTCAGGCTGGTGTGCTCGTCGGCTGGCATGCCAGTGAACTCCTTGGCGATCAAGCCAATCTTTCGCTCAATGTCGATCACCTTGGTTTCCATGGGCTCGGTGCTCAGCACCCGGTAGTAAGCGCTTGAGCCAGAACCGATCACCGCCACTTCCCCGCTGACCATTTCGAGCGACTCTCCGGGGTTGATGACGACGGACTCCTTGAATCTCACTGGGATGGCGGTTCCAGAGGGCGTGCGGGCGTGGATGAACGACGGGTCTTCTTCCTTCTCATCGGAACACACGGGGCACCCTAGCATAATGGGGGCACTCCACGGGGTATAGCCACCGGAGTCTATGAATCCGGAGCCTTCGCATAGGTGGCAGGTTTGGTTTGGTTTCATGAGTTTTTGGGTTGAAGGATGTTGACGAAAGACTGGAACACACCGACCACGATAGCGCTGGCAAATGCCATCGCAAGGGTTCCGAAGACGAACAGGAACCCGAACCCGACCAGTGAGATTGGCGATACAACGAGAAGAACCATCTGACTGCGGAATGTGTCGCCACCACGGTTGAAACTCGCCACGATCCACGGGATTGTGCAGGCCAGTGACACCGTCACCACCACCGACCACATCAGGACCGTGGAGGTTAGCTCGCTGAACCAAGGCAGGAACGCCACACCAAGTGACCGGACACCCTCCCTGTGGTGCATGAGCCACCACTCCACGTGATCCCACGCGAAGTACCCGATAGAGCCAAGCAGCAAGACTGCAAGGAACTGGGTGATGGTGTAGCGATCTTCACTCATGGGACTGGGTTGAGTTCAGGGATTGTGTCGATCAGGTCTTCAACACGGTCGATTGCGCGTTGCACACCCCGTGATTCGGCGGCTTCCGGAGTCAACACGCCGACCGCGTCTTCCGCATCTTCATCGAGGTTGTCAGGGTGGTGGTTGATGTGCGGGGCGCTCTCCAGCTTCGCGATGAGCGTGGTCAGGGCAACCGGCTTGAAATCCCAGCAGTCCACCCCCACGTCGGTGCTCCGACCGTAATCCGGCAGGTTCCCATGGGAGTGCCCGAAGAAATGGTAGGCTCCGTGGACGGAGTTGCGCCACGTGCGGTGGGCATAGTGGCTCAGGTAGGCGCGGATCGTGCCATCTCCCTTCGGGTCGGGGAACCGGTAGTACAGGGACTCGTGGGCGGCGTTGAAGCGCTCCCGTGCTTTCCAAGCGATCTTGTCGTCGTGGTTGCCACGGATCAGGCGCACGTGGATACCGGCTTGTCGCATCCGGTGGAGGAACCAGTCCAGACCGTCCTTGCGGAATGCCACGTCACCAAGATGCCACAGGATGTCACCGGGCTTCATCGTGTCCACGATGTTGGTGACGATCGCGATGTCGTGGTCTTCGATGGTGTCGAACGGGCGACGGCTGGACTTCAGGATGTTCTTGTGGCCGAAGTGGGTATCGGCGGTCAGGTAGTGAGATGAGGTATTCATGACAGTGTTCCTTGGTTTCCGCATTTTTCGACGAGTTCGGCTAGCTCACGTTCCATGGTTTCGGCAAGTTGTCCCATTCTCAGGGCGGTCTCCATCCAGTCAAGGTCTTTGGTGACGATGTTGATAAACGCGGTTCGTGGCGTCTGGCAGTTGATGACGCTGGGCTCGGATTCGGGATGAACAATGGCCAACCGGTCCAAATCTGCAAACAGGTCTTCAGACTGCCTATCTTCGTTGTGCGCCCTTTCAAGTGCCTCGGTGTCGTCATCCTCTGTGAGGCTGGCTTCGTGGGCGGCGGCTTGCTCGGTTAGACCTCTGTCCCAGCGCTGCAGGAGGTCCCTGAGGGCTTCTCGCTTGTCTTTGTCGAAGAATGTGTCGCTGGAAAAAACCGCAGCGTCGATCGAGTGGGCTGGCTCTTGGAGCCATTCTGGTAAGTCGCTAATCATGGGATTCGGGAATGGAGAACAACGAGCGTGGCTTCGATTTCCTCGTTCATGGCGGACTTGAGCCCGTCGAAAACCCCACACACGATCGTTTTGACTTCCTCGGGGGTGGCGTCGGGTTCCTCTTGCGTGAACTTCATCGCCGATGCCGAAAGGGAGTAGCGAATCTTGCGGATCGCCTCAACTGCGTCTTTCCCGGCTTGGATGGCGGCATCAAGTTCTGGTGTGGTGCCGATCCAGTGGTCACCCATGTTGCGCAGGAGTCCCTTGGGGTCGAGTTGTTCGGCTTGGGCGGAAATGGCGTGGAATGCTTGGGTCATAGTGTGATTGGGTGGACTGGGATTAAAGGTGACGGGTGGCGCACTCAGGGCCGATGCCACGGGCGACGCTTTCCGGGGTGGTGAGTTCGCGACCGCACACACAGCACTTGGTGCTCGGAATGAACTGGGCACACTCGGGGAGGCTGTCGATGTTGCGCCAGAGCCACTCAAAACCGCGAGCAGCCTTGTGGTTCGGGCTGATGGCGGACCGGTGCCCGTGACGGTAGCCGTCTGGGAAGACCGTGCCAAGGAACGTGTAACCACTATCCCCGAGCAGGCTCACGAAGTGTGGGGCGTTGTCGGCCTTGCCCTTCCGGACGCGGTAGGTGACGTGGTCGCCGCTCAAATTGCTCTTGAGCGTGAAGGTAGCATTGCCACCAGTCACGTACTTGCGAAGAGCGATGAGGTTCATGAGTTCCGTTGCCATTGGACATTATAACACAGCAATTGACTTTTGTCAAGTATGCTACTTTTGGTGTTCTCGGGCAGTATGAGTCAAGTCATCGAAGCACCGGACCCGGAAGCTATCAAGGCCAACAATAACCGCGAGGAAGCGGCATTTTGGACGGTGGTGGCATTCTTCTCGTTCAATCCGCTCCCCGCCAACTACCGGGAATACTCGACACCCGATCAGGATAAGATCATACGGGGGTGGCTCCAAGTGTTATGAGCGACTTCGACCCCGAAAACAGGTTCCAGCAGGTCTTTTCGTTTCTCCAAAACATCTGGAAAAAACTGGAGAAGATCGAGAAACTCGTGGAGAAGGTGGCGCGTGAGATACCGGAGCCGGTTCCACACTACAAACCGGGCGTGCCGGACCACCTGAAGTCGATGTTTCGGTCACCCGCTGACGCGTCCAACGAGACGTCCAAAGCGTTTGAGGAACTGGAGGCGACAATTAAAGATTGGAAGCCAGCTTCGATACCGGGATGGGCGATAGAGCACAAAAAGATCCGGATTGGCACGAACCACCTTGGGACGTACGTCGTGGAGTGCCCACCGCGTTTCACGGATCGCCAGAGGACCGGCGTCGCGATTGCTCTTTACAACGCGCTCCTGCAGTACGAGGAAAAGCTCAAAAGCGAGTTTTAGAGCTTGGTGGAAAGCACGTTCTCGGGAAGCCCCCACTGGGCAATGGCATGCTGCAGGAACTCAACGCGGATGCGTTGCCGAACCGCTGCCGTGTGGACCGCGTAGTCGCTGTCGTCGTCTTCCATCCACGCTTCGACTGCCGCATCGTACTCTCGGGTACCTTCCGCGTACCCGCCATGGTTGGGAAACTCTGGCTCACTTGTCGAGACATCCAGGTTATCGACTGCCGCAAGGAGGTTGGACCGTTTGATGGCGTCCTTGATCACCATGACATCGCGACCACCAAGATGGCGCTGGAGAAGCCGGATGCCGGAATCACTGGTCTGGTATTCAGCTTCAAGGAGTTTCTGTGCGAGCGTGCTCATAAAGGTTAGGCGGCTGTGAATAGGTCCGTGGAGTCAGCCCACGTTTCTTTGTTGCTTTTGACGTGGCTGGCGTACTCTGAGCGCCACCGTTTCATCGTGTCTTCACGTGATAAAAAGCGCTTCTCGGGACTCAAGAACCCTTCCTCGTAGTCAATTTCGCCGTCGTATTCCCGATTCATGCAGGCGTCAAACGCTTCGTCATAGGTGAAGCCAAGATACTGATAAAACTCCATCCACGCATCCGCGTGGGTTTGGTGGGTGAACAACCTCTGCCCATCTGGCGTCGGGACTTTGATGGCGGCTTCCCACCCATAGTCCATGAGCGTGCTTTCCACCACTACCTGGGTGATGCGCTCGTGCAGCTTCATAGCTTGGTGGTACGGCGGCGGCTCCGCTCGCGAGCGCTATCGGGTGGGTCGGGGGTGTCGGTCTTTTTGAAGAGCCGATCTCCAAAGTTGGCCTTCTGGAATGCGGTGTCGCTGCACATGTCGGCAATTGCAGCCAAGTGCTTGCAAAGGCTGAGTTGTTGCAGTGGATTGGTGCGGACGGGTGGCGCGTTGCCAGCGCCGATCGGCTGTGGTGCTACCCCCTTCTGAGCCAGTGCGTAGTGCCAACGGTACCGGAAGTCTGGGCAGGTGCACTGGCACTCCACATCCGAAGCGTCAAAGGCGGTCCGCCATGGTTCACCAGCGGTTGCCACCATCGCCATGATACCGCGCTTTTTGCGCTTGAACTGAATGAAACCGGATTGCCACTCTCCGGTGGTGCATCGAGTCGTGCGGGTTTTGACGCTGAATCGCAAGGTGGCGACACCATCTGGAGCCCACCGGATACGGGGGCGACCTGTGAAGACGAACCGAGAGTTCTCGCGGCGACCACGCACCGACGGGTCGTACAGCCATACTCCACCCACTCGCACCAGACCACCGTGGAGGTACCGACCGTTTGCGCTGGTCAGATCCAGCATACGCTTGAGCGTGACCTCATTGAGTTCCTGTGACTCCCGGAGTTGGCTCAGCAGGTCCACTTCCGCTCCCGCCTTGAGTTCGGCAGTGAGGTCCACCTTGGTTCCGTCGGGCAGCAGGAGGTCTTTTGGTCCACGTGCCAGCAGGTGGTAAAACCCGTTCGCCCCGGCACGCTTCAGAGTAGCCGAACCACCATTTTGGAGGTGACGCACCACTCGACCAACCAGGAGTTCGCGGTTGCCCGTGAGATTGTTCTTGGTGATCGTGGCGACCGTTTGCTGTCTCGGTTGCCAGATTTGGTCGCGCTGTTTCCACGCGTCGATCCGATCGAGCTTGAGCCACGGGATGTCGCGGCGTTGGTCATACTGGTTGACAAGGTGGAGGAATCTCACGAGGTTTTCCTCGTCCTTCGGACCCATCTGGGCGAACGCCTGATTGACTTGGATCGGGTTGTACAGCATCCCCCTCAGCTGTCCCAACATCTGACCAATCTGGGCAGGCGAATGGAGACTGCCGTTGTCGATGAGCTTCAGCACGTCGTCCAGCACGTTGGCACTACTCGGCTGATCGTTGTCCGACAGAAAGTCGCTAGGGTTGAACCACGACAACCCGTTGGTGTCGGCAAACACCGAGAACCACTTGAGGACGCGTTGGATGACCTCCTGGGTCTTGGGGTCGCTTTTGCTGGAGATCAGCGCGGCGTTGTAGGAACTGGTGTTGAAAAGCGACTGGAGGATGCCTTGGTCGATCCCACGGAAGTCGTTGGGGTCGTTCAGGATACCCTGCTGGTACGCCTGCAGGAGGTTGTCCCACTCGGGTCCGTCTTCGAACCGGTCCAAAAAGACCTTGAGGCCGAAAGTCTGGCTGGAAACAAGGTTCTTGAGACTGTGGAACTGGTAGCAGTCACCCGTGGAGTCCACAAACCCCACCTTCTCCACGTCGTCGGTCTGCAGCTTGATGTGCTGCGGCTCTTGCACTTTGTTGCCCTCAAGCTCCGACACGAACTCATCCCAGTAGTGCGGGAGTTGACCCTTGCCACCCTTGGTGCCAAATAGCCCGGTGGACGGGCTGGCCAACACGAAGAAACTCCACTTCTGACCAAACAGGGACGTCTGGAGGCTCTGACACGCCTTCAAGCACTCGTCGGTGCCGGGTTTGAAGAGCCCTTCCCGAAGCTGGTAGATCATGTCGGGGAGCCACGGCAAGTGACCACCCAGGGCTTTCCAATGCACCACCAGAGGCCACACGGGGAGCAGGAGTCCGCGTTGCTGGATCTTCACCTCTTCATTCCCACGCCCCATCCATAGTGTCCGGATGCCGGGTTGATATCGCTCAACCTGATAAGATTGGTGAATTGGGAGCTTCACATACGTGTCGCCATCTGGAATCATCCAGTACCCAATCATGGGTCCACTGGCGGATTCTACCAGCCGATGCCTGATCTTAACGTTGTCTTCAAGAAGCAGCATTGTATCCCTCGGAAAGCAAGCGGGATACAACCAGTTCGGCGGACTCTACCCGCAAAGTGCGCCGACACCAACGCAGAACGTGCCGTTCGACGGCTTCATTCGAAAAGTGGTTGACGGCAGCTTCGCCAATCGCGGCAGCTGGATCGGAATGCCCATCCAGATTGGCGGCTTCCTGATGAAGCGCGTGGGCGTCTTGCCGACCGTAGGTGCTGTTCAGATAGTTGACGATAGTCTGCTCGTCCAAGCCCTGAGAGCCGTCGTTGCAGAACACGTTCACCACCTTTTTCATGACGTACCGGGCGTCACTGTCGTTCAGCTTGAACAGGGTCTTGATGGAGCCACCGAATCCGAGCCCCGGCTTGAGCAAATACTCACCGTGGTTGAGCCCCGGATGCGGCTCGACCGATTCTCCGAGCCCTCTGATGTCGGTCTTCACGATAGTCAAGTTGGGGTTGCGACGGCGGAACTGGCGGACCGCCTCTTTGATGGCCTGTCTCCGGGAACCAGAAAAGCCGTCCAAGGACACCTTGGAGACACCTTTCTGCCCCTTGGCGGTTACCCAACCGATTTTGGCGCAGGCGCTCTCCTTGATACCGGACACAAAGTCGGGGCTATCGGAACTGAAATAGCGCGGCGAACCGGGTTCGACCTCACCGTCTCCGGCCTGCTGGGGTTGTTGTGAACCACCGTCGGCATCGAGAAGCTGGTAGAACAGGTACGGCATCTGGTCGAGGAACCGGTTGAGTTCCTTGACGACAGTTTCAAGCGGACCTTGGAAGTGCGCGTCAGACTCTCCCTCAATCTCCGCGTAAACGTCACCCGGCGAATCAGCGGGTGGCTGAATCTTCACCATGATGTCGCGGAACCCCTGACCTTCCTTGGAAAAGCACCGGACTTGGTGGTTCAGCTGGCTGGTGCTTTCGAGATCACGCGGCGAGAACACCGACTTGCGAGCGGTGGCGCAGGCATCTCGGCATTGCTGCACGGTGAAAAGTGACATCAGATAGGGCGCGAGAGGGCTTCGTTGATGTTGGCAACGGTGCGATTGCGGAGCTTGGACCCGGTGTCATCCGTGGTCGTCTTCTCGTGGTCGTCCTGTTCCTTCTTGTTGAAGTCGTCGTTCTTGAGGAACAGCCACTCGTTGGACCCCAACACGCCGTCTGGCGATGGCTTGAGGCCGCGCTTGACCAGCACATATCCGAGCTTGTCGGTGATACGGGTCACCCAGTCGGTGACACCCTGGAATTCGCGGGCCATCTTGTCGCAATCGGCAGCGCCAAGCGTCAGATAGACGCCGTTGCTGAGGCCGCGCCATTCGAGCGGCTTGACACCACACTCCCGGCTGAAAGCCTTGATGAAGGCGGCGTGGTCCCATGGGTCCTCGTCCCGCTCACCGGCTTTGGCGACCGAACTTGCCTTGCTGAAAGCCTTTGGCTTCTCCTGTTTCAGCTTGTGCTGGTTGGTCTCTTCCCAGAGTGTTTGCAGGGTGACTCGGACCACCGATTCGTCGAGGTTCCCTTGCTGGGTGGCCTTGAGAATGCGCTTGGCGGCGGCAGCTTGGCGCACCACGATGGTCTCCAAGAGGTTCGTGGGATTCTTGCGGAAGAAGCGGAGCAGGTGTCCGGACTCTTGGCAATATTGGCGGGTGAGTGACCGGCTGGAACGCACCAGATGGCGACGGAGGGATTCAATCGACCCAACGGCTTCGTTGATCGCGGCCAAGTGGGTTTTAGCGGCTTCCTCATTGACCACGTTGCCCCACGCTTCCAGAGCTTCCGGGTTTTCCTGTTCCATGAGTTGCGCAAGCACGCGCTCCTGGTTGTCGGACTCGCTCAGATAGTCGAGGCGACCGGGGGCCGACAAGATAGCCCAGGCTAGTGCTGAGATTGGAGTCTCAGAGATGGAGAAGTTGGGCGGCATTACGCGGTTGGGTAGGGGTAGATGGTGAAGGCTTCCGCTGGATCGTCGGCGAACGAAGAGTGGAGGGACACTTCAATGGAGCCATCCACGCCCAGTATGACGAGGCGAAGCTGCACAGAACTCGTGATTTTGGCGTTGTGAATCGCGTTAGCAGCGAGTTCAAAGTTGGTGACGGTGTCTTCCCCGACCGTGAACGTCTTGTCGGTCCAAGTGGCTCCACCGTTGGACGACTCTTGGTACTTGTAGGTGATCGCACTACCCGACTGGGAGCGCAACGAGATCAGCACCCCGGATGGATCGGGAGCAATCCAGACGACGACGGGCGTGAGCGTTGTCGGCACGTCCTTGATGAAGCTGCGCGTTGTGACCATGACAATAAGTAGGAGACGGAACTACCCGCCCACTTGATAGAACTTGCTGGCGATTGCCTCACTTGTAATCCAGTTGGAGTCCGCGACCACGTCAACCAGTTTGCCGTCGTAGGATGGCAGCATCCGGAACACCCCCGAGAAGGTGGCAACGATTGGCACCATTACCCCACCCTCCAGAGTGAACGGCTTTTGTCCGATCGCTGACCCAGTGAGCAAAATACCCTTGGTGTTGACGGAGTTAGACAGGATGAGACGCCCAGGTTTGGGTGGCCCCAGCACACCCTGTTCCGTGCCTTGGGTCGGCGCTACCAGCTGGTGAAGCGTGATCATGTGCTGACGGAGCGTCGCCGTATCCTTGACGGTCACGCCAGCAGCCAGCGTGAAGCGGAACGGAAACTCCATCATGCGAGTGCCCCGGTAGTACAGGGCACTCTGCGTTGCGATGCTGGAGACGTTTTCGCTCCAATCGGCTTCGCGGGACAGTTCGATCTGGTCCATCCCGAAAATCGGGATCATGCGATCGGACGACGAACCGTCAAGTCCTATGTAGCCTTGTGGGATAACACTGGTCACCCCAATAAAAAGCGCCTACGGCGGCTCTACTCGTCGATCCTCTCGAAATAATCCCGCGACACCGATTGATCACCGGTCTGGATCGCGGCAATCACTGCCTTCACTCGGTCCATCGGTAGGTTGTGTTCGGTACCCCAGTTTGATGGGTCCATGTCCTGTACGGAGCACAACCGATAGCTGTCGCAGGTCACCGAGTCGTCACCTTCACCGCTTTCCTCGTCGTACGCGCTGTCTTCCCCTCCCCTCCAGTATACCCCGAGAAGATAGCCACCAAGGTCTTCAATGTCAAACCGCCACAGTTCGTCCCCCTCTTCCACTGACGTGTTTGGAGGCAACAAGGCGAACGCACCCCAATAAGAGTCGGCCCTCTCGTATCCAAGGTCCCACAGCGCCCAGTCTTTCAGGTCAGTCGCTTCAGTGAGTGGGAAGAGAGTTTCTTCGATCCGTTTGGTGAGGTTGCTCATGGCGATTTACGACAGATACCGCTTCAGTTCGTCCAGCGCCTCTTGGAAAGAGGCCGTATCGGTGAGGTCGATGAACGCCTCAGCCTCACCTTCAAGTTCTTCGGCCCGCAGTTGCGTGGCTTGGTCAATGCTGTTGTTGGCAGCGATCGAGTCACCCAAGGCAGGAATAACGTCGTTGAACTTCTCACCTGCGATGAGCTTTTCAAGCACCGATGTCACGACGGACGGCTTGGCCTGCCAGATGACTGTCTTGGAAACCCCAAACGCAACGGCGAGCAGGATGTCTTCCTCAGGTGCAACGGCTTCGGGTGATCCAAGGGTTTCGGTGATTTTGGAGATAAGGCTCATGGTCAGATGTGTTTGAGTGCGGCTTCCCACTCGCTCACAAGCAGAGAAATCGAGTAGGCTTGGACATTCCCGTAGTTGGTCTGCTCGTTGTTTGGGTCTCCTTTCAGCATCCCGATGACGAGACGGCGGAAGTTGGTGGGGAACTCAAACTGGTACGACAGCGGGGCGAGGTGGTTTGGTCCGCGTTCCGGGGTGATCCATGCCTGAATGTACCCATTGGCCCGCTGAGTGGTCACACCGCGCACCCGGAGCTTGGCTGATGGAATGCGGAATGCGTGGGACAGCCTCCGCTTCAGTTCGACCGTAGAGATCTGGGCGGGGGCGGCTGGCACAGCCTCTGGTGCTGGCACGTCCGCCTCAAGCTCTTCGGTGATTCTGGTGGTGAGGCTCATGGCGAACTATAACACGAGACTTGAAGCTTGTCAAGTCAACCGCTGTTAGCGGTACATCCGGCGCGGAACCGCAATGTCAACGCTCATTTCCAAGCGGATCATGCTGTTATCGTCGGAGTCGTGGTCGAGGTCGTCGTAGTCGAGCACCGTTGGCCACACGCCCTGCAGATCCCATACCCGGTCGTTGTATGGCTCAAGGCCAACCGCACCGGGGAACCCGTTCACCACTGGAGCGCCCGGAGGGAGCAACATGAGTTCGGCGGTCTTCTTGTAGTTGCCGACGAAGTTGATGCCGCCAGTGGCCGGATTGAAGACGGTCCGCTTCCAGTCCGACAGGACACCCAGGATGTCGTTGTCAAGGTAGTCGTGGAAGGAGAGGGCGACGTTGCTTTGCGGCTCCAAGGAACCCGCGAAAAACACCGTTTGGTTGAAATATTTGATGCCCTTCTTCGACAGTTGGACTGGCGGAATCTTGGCGGATTTGAGCGAAAGGACCAAACGTTCCGTTTGTCCAAGGCCCGCGATGACCAAAGCGAAGTTGGCTTTGACTTGCGGGGTGTAAGATCCCGCTTGAGCCATCAAGCTGTGACCAGCAAAGTTGGAGATGATCATTGGTGTAAGAGGCGACGAGCCTTGCACCAATAGATAGGGGTCTCGATGTGCGCACGTCTTAGAAGACGATGGACGTGTGTCTGAGTCCCTTCCACGCTTCCAGTTTGGCAACGATCCCAGAGCAGGTCTTCGGCTTCACATGCCCAGCCTCACCACCCTCCAACACGGAATACGCTGACCAGACAAAGTCTCTGGCGAAGTCCAACAAGTCTTCTGGTGGTTCAGAGTCCACGAAGGTCACCATCTGAATAGCATGCAGGATGTTGAGATACGCCAGTGGTCTGGGCACTATGCCGACCAAAACCGCCTTTGCCAGAGTCCTAAAAGCCTGGATCTTTAGAGCGTCTTCGTGCTTCATACAAACCGACAGAAATCCTAGGGTTCTTACCGAATGATGACTGAGCTACTCCCGTCCATTCAAACCACCGCTTTCAAGTTCCGCGAATCTTTGCTTGAACTGGCGGAGGAAAATAAAGAGGCGGACGTGCTTTGGTGTAGTTATGGAGCCTCCCGAGTCTGGACTACCAATCTTCTGCGAGAACTTCACAAGACGGTGCCAAAGATGAGGCTTCGGTTACTGATTGGCATGGGGGTCTTTAAAGATTGCGGACACGGCGGAAACTGGTACCGAATTGACTACAGTGAGAAAGATCACTGGAAGAGCGTCGCCACCCAATATGGTCGCAGGATGATCTTCAATGGCGTCAACAAACTGTGGAGCATCAGTGACCCGGAACCAAATCTGGAGAAGATACTGAAAAGCAAACTGGTTGTCCTTTCGTCGTGCCCAAGCTGTTTGGAGATCTGGAAAGACAAGGTGAAGGTACCACGGGATTTGGCGGTGGAGTTCCCATGGGTGGCCATCAGGACATCACAAAAGACCCACCTGAAAGCCTACCTGTGGAATCAAAACCACGTGATCACGGGGCTATTCGGGTCTAGGAACCTTGGCGACTCAGAGTGGTCCGATATTACCACCAAGGTGGGTGGCCATCTCGCCGGAGACCTGTGGGTGGAAATGGAAAAGACTTGGAAAGGCGGGGTCAGCGCCGGGAAGATGTTTGAAGACCTTACCCGACCCCGTCAGGCTAGCCGCTCCGCTGAGTGGCTGGATGACCACTTGGATTACGGGTGGGGTCCGGGAGAAGATCCGCACTGATATGGACCGAGAACCAACCCCAGGAGACGTGTGGATGATCCGTGGTCAGCCCGGATATATCGACAGCATTGACGGCTCCACGCTGTTGATATGCCACGCCAGCCAAGATGGTGACAAGTGGCGACCAGCCAACATTCACGAAGTCGGTGCCCACGTACTGTGGCTCGCTGAGATCAGCAAAACCGACTTTGCCAAACTCTCCCAAGAAGGAGAGTTCCTAGGGAACTGGCCAAGGACTTAGTCCTGCTCAACCGTCAGGTCGCGACCCCAAGAGAACCGGATCGGGACGGTCAGGCGGTGGAGTTCATCCTTCACCTGGGGCTGTTCGAAATCCCAGAACCCTTGGATTCTGGAGGTGCCAGTGATGTGATTCGAAGTCGTCGCGTCTTCCCAGACCGAGATGCCGATTCCTTGGATGTCGTCCGCATTCCCGACGGAACTCGTGAAAACGGCTTCGTAGTCCAGGTAGTGGTTGCCAGCGGTGTAGGACGCTGGGGCGAGGGCGGCGTTGGAGGTGGAGGTACGACCGGCGTGGTTCTCGCCACCAGCCACCGGGAATGACCCCGGTGTAACGTCGGCGTACAAACAGAGGTTGAAGAAACGAGCGGTTCCAGCGGTGCCTTTCCGGCTCGGCTCCATAATGGTCGCGTAGTCTTGAGCGCCAGTCACCGACAGGTTGTTGTAAGTGGCGTTATAGCCAGCAGTTCCGGTGCTGAAATTGGCGATGTTCCACCAGAGCAGCTTGAACGTTGCAACGGTGTTGTTGTACACCGTGCCAACTGCACCAGCGTCAGTCAGGTTGGTGGCATCGGAAATCGTGATGGTATCGGCGGTCACCGAGTCGATCACATAGTCACCGTCATAGTCAACGGTGCCGTTGATCGTGATGCTGCCTCCCGCCAAATAATGGTGGTTGCCATCGGTCGTCACCACCCACTCGGTACCATCGCTCGTGACCGACAGGATGCCGTACTCAACAGGCCAACCGGTGATATCGAATGGCTCGGTGACATGGTCGGCACCCAATGCCGAACCGCACTTCACGTAGAGTTCGTAACGGACGCGCAATTGTTGCCCGGTCAGGACTTCTTGGTCTGGAACCAGGAAAATCCGGCTCCACAGGTTGTTGCCAGCACCCGCTTGGCTGGAGAATCCGATTTCCGTGTAGGTCACATCACCCACTTCTTCCGGGAAGTCGAAGGTGCGGCGGAACAGGACGGTGGCGGTGCCGGAGTCAGCAATATTATCGCAGGAAAGCGTGACAAGATCCGGGTCCGTGTAAACTGCGTAAGTGTTGCTCCGCTGAGTCTCCGTGCCCATCCCGATCTGGTCAACCCGGTAGATGATTACATCGTCAGCCACCACCGTTTGGGATCGATCCACGGTGACCGTGGTAGCGCTGGTGAATGTGACAACCTTCGCCTCTTCACCGGAATCCCAGCGAATCAGGCGTCCTTCATCGTTGATCGTGAAGTCCCGCGCACCGGAGGCTCTGGTTACTGTGGTTCCAGCCTGACTGTAAGTGCCGGTCACATCTTCTTTGGTCACCTCGGTGCCGGTACCACACACCGCATAGGTGAGTTGGTCGCGCCAGCGTTCGGTCGCCAGACGGTCGAGTCCGCTGTCAAGAATGAGGTTGTTGATCCAGGGACTTTCCTTGACCACGTTCCCGTTTTCCACCACGTAGACCTTGGCACGACCACGCGCCAGAACCGGTGGCGCTTCGAGAAACCTGTGTCGGGCAGCAGCCGTCGGTTGTTTAAGCGCAGACCGACGACGCACCCTCTTGGGACGTGGAAGAATCGCGGACGGAATTAGCGGCGGAGTCATCCCGAAAAGTAGCATTTTTCTGGCGTAGCCTCTCCATAAGAGCTTTGGTCGCTTTACCGTGGCACGGGTGACAAAGGGTCCGGAGGTCTTTCAAACCACATTGTCCACCACCCTCCACCACCGGTATCACGTGGTCGCAGTCCCATCCGGTTGATCTGTGTGGCATCCACCCATTCCACTTCGGCCCAATCATCTCTCGCGCCTTACTCTTCACCTCTTTCCGCCATTTAGCGAACCAGCCTGGGGCTGGTATTCGTTCTATCATGGTCTCGGCAACCTTGAGGGCAGCGCGGTAAACTGCCATGAACTCGGTAAACATCTTGGACGCGTCGCACCCACAGCCAGCGCAGATTCCGCGATCCCTCTTCCACACCGCATGACGAGCCACTGAAGGGTTGTTGCGCAACATCCACGCATCCACGCACTCCTTGGAGTGCCATGTTCTCCTACCCTTTCCGGGCGGTCTCCCGCACCCGCAACTGCAGAGTGGGGAACCGTCTTCCGCGAACTTTTTGGTGGCGTACTGTCCCCTGCTCGTGCTCACCATAAGACTTATGGCTTCCCGAAGATCTTCCATAACGGTGTGCCCAGATTGTTCGACTCATCTTCGTCTTTCGCCAAGGCGATAGCGGAACTCACCTGTTCCTGAAGATCCGCTTCCCCGTCGTCCATTTGCACCCGCGTTCCATCGGGTCTGACCGCCTCAACGGACGCTGAGTCCTTTTCCACCGATATCACGATGGACCATCCATCCACGAGCACCTCGGCAGCTTTGTTGACGGTCTCTTCCAGTGTCATATGGAGGGATTGGCGTTAGAGTGTGAAGCCAGTTTGATGAGGCGAATGAGGTCCGGTGACACCGTGTGCTTTGCGTCGCCCATCTTCTTCAGTGCAATGGCCTTGGCCTTTGCACGACTCAATGTCGGGTCTTTGACGCGCTCCCCCACCATGAATGCCTGAGCCATCACGGATGCCGGAACCACTGGTGGATGCTGTGTGACGTGAACCCTTTCCAGGGTGCTGGTGAGAAGGGTGGTCTGGTGGCAAAGCACGTGGAAAAGATCTGGCCACACGACGTTTTCGACGGCACTGTGCGAGATGTCGCGTTCATTCCACAATTCCACGTTTTCCAAGAGCGAGTTCGTATACCCGCGCACCAAGCGAGCCATCCCGCAAACACGCTCCAGCCCCACTGGGTTTGGGCGAGATTCCTTACCGGGCATCGAGCTACTCGTGGAGGTACCGGCGTTGCGGTGCCCAGCCGAATATACCAATTCCTCGACACCATCTTGAAGCAAGAGGCGAATATCGAGTGCGATCCGCGCCAAAACTCCAGAATACACGGCGAGCATCTGTGCAAATGCTGCGTAAAAGTGGCGGGGGACGCACTGAGTGGATGGGTTGACGATGAACAGACTTTCCTCAATGTTCGGGCAGGATGTGGTAGAGAGCGGAGACAGACTGAGGCTGTACAGGTCCGGGCGGTAGTAGTAACACCCTACTGAACCACCGAACTTCACAGGCATTTGGGTGAGAGTAAACCTTCTCAAGGAGTCTTCGATCTCCCAAAACCAACACTCCAACTTGTGCTTCCATGGGATTGGCTCCGCGAACCTCCCGTGAGTTCTCGCCATGAGTACGCGACGACTATCCGCGGGGGTGTCCTCTTCCATCACAAGCATGCGACGAATTTGGCCAGTGAGCTTCCCCGCCAAACCCGACAGTCGGTTCCGGTATTCAACCAGCTGGATTGACAGGGCGGTGTCGGTGACATCGCTGGTCGTGAGGCCAAGGTGGAGGTTCTGAATCCCGATGTACGGTTCGATGCACCGCAAGACCGCGTCGAGTTCGTGGCCAGATTCAGCGACAAAGCTATTGAAGTCCGTCCAGCAACAGTGGTTGCGTAGCAGTTCCTTAGCTTCTCCGTCCGGGTCTTTGGAGCCCGCAAGGAAAAGACTGATCTTAACCCACAAGAAGCGGGTTGATTCCGATACCCACTTGATGTCCTTATCTTCGTACTTTGGTAGCATCCAAAGTAAGAACGCCGCCCACTACTCGCGTGGCGTAATACCCCAGAGATTCCACTGACCATCATGGAACCTGAGTTCAATGATGGATTCATCGGCAGCGGTACCGTCAAAGGTTCGCTGGAAAGCGTCTACGGAAGGCAGGTCTTCACCGTTCGAGTTGTAAACAATGAAGTCGATGCCGGTCCAGACGCCGGACGCAATGTAAGGCCGGATCGACACCACGTCCCCGGTATTGCGCCCGACTATATCCACCACCAGGGTCCGGTTTCCTGGAGTACCGCTGAGTTCCGCCCAGATCGCTGCATTGCCACCTGTTGGGGTCACCTCCACATCAGTGGTGTTCGGCATGGAGACTTCCTGGTATGAGCTACCAGGAGACGAACCGGAGGATGGGGTGAACGTCCACGACTGCGGGTTGCGGATGTCGGAGTCGTACGGGAAAGATGGTAAAGACATCGGTGATAATTAGGGTAGTTTCCCGGTGAAGTCGCCGGGGGCCAGCGAGTTACAGAGTGTGTAAAGGGCTCGCTCAAACGTCTCTGGATCAGATGGAACACGACCGAAGAAGGCGGCTCGGAAATACTGACGCGTATAGGCACCAACCGCCCCGTTATCATTGGTCGTGCAGATGTAAAGGTCGAGTTCCGGAAGTGCTCCGGTTGCAACGCCAGCAGTAGCTAGGACGGTCCTGGAGGCGGTCTGCATGCGCGCCATCTCAATGCCGTCTGTGTTGCTGACAATCGACAGCAAGCCCGTCCGGTCCACCGAGTCCGTGTTGGAGATAGTGGTGGCACCGACCTGTGCCGAAATAGTCGAGGCACTCGGAAGCGTAAACGCGATGCCATCGGAGTTCAAACGACAGCCCATCACTCGACGGTTGGCGGTTTCGGTACCAGCCGTCACATACCCGAAGTAGCAATTGTTGAGCAACATGCCAACCTCGGACGGGGTGACATCAATGTCGAAATACCCGGTGGTGCCTGGGGACCTGAAGGACCGCTCGTTCGACCCGGCGATCCCGAACCCAACCGATCCGAAAAATTCACCTCTGGTGGCGGGTTTGTTGATGTTGAACCCGCAGTAGATTTTGCTGGCAACCGTGTCGATGGTTCCGGGGCTGGTTTCCATAACCCACGCGGGCAGCATCACGAACGCGTGTGGACCCATCTCGGTGAGGGACTGGTCGGCAGCTGTGAAGAACGTGTTCACCATGGCGGTGAAGCCCTCGTCCAGTGTGAGCCCAGCTTCCTCCAATACCGCCCGGTAGGCAAGCGTCCGGATGTGGAGCGCCGATCCATCTGGCGGAGGGTCACTTGGGTTTGGCGCAACTGCCATCACGTCCAGCCCGAACCATGGGCGCGGGAACATGAACGGAGAGCGCCTCAAGATCGCTGCCTGCCCCATGTCGCGGATGCGCTCATAAAAGTCTGACACCCAAGCCCTTGTGTATTCCAAATCCGAACCGGAGGTCCAAGTGGGCGCGGGAACCCGAATCTCCCCGCCCATCGTCATCTTGAAGTACAGCACAGGACCGTTGGAGAACCCGTCCTTTTCCTTGAACTGCATTACCCACCCGTCTGTGTTCATCCACCCGGCCAACATGCACCGATTGGTCTCACGAGCCCTCGGCATTTTGGTGAGAGCTTCGTTGAACCACCACACAATCGTGCCGTAGTCGATGTGGCGGAACCCGCCCGAGTAAGAACCGTTCGAGTCGAACGGCGGCATCCCGTTGCCGGAATGAGCAAGAAACTCGGTTACCCTACCCCAACCGGTGGACGCGTCGTATTCAACAGGCACCCCAAGACCTACTCGTGACTGGCGTTAATGAACATCTTTTTGATCCAGATGGTCTTGATCTGCAGTCGCCCCTGCCCATACCGCTGCCTGCGCAGATGCCCGCGCCTCCAGTGCATCCTGACACTTCCACCACTTCCTTCACTATCACTGCCGGAGGACCGATAGTTGCGTCCGATAAAGTTCGGGCTCCACAGTTCGTCGACACGCTTTTTATGACGCTTAATGCCACCTGCCCTTGAAATGAACGACGGTTCGATGAGTTCCGGGCAGGCGTGCATGATAAGGATCAACTGCATCGCAAGGTAGCAAAACCCGGTCTGGTCGGTGATGTTGTTGTGTTTCCTGACCTCCATGCTGCCGAATTGGGTCTTGGGCATGAAGTGAGAAGCAACGTGGAGGTTGCTGCCCTCGAATGAAATGAACACCATGAACCCGTCGGCTGGAACGTCGTCGAGCACCATTGGGGCCAGCTTTAGTTCAGTCTCGACATCCAGTCGCTTGATTGCCTCTTCGGTGGCATGCGGGAGTGGGTAGACGTCAGGAGAGACGTGGCGACCCGGCTCGACCCGAATAACGGTGAGCGCGGTCACGCGAGTCTCCCTACCTCCGCTCATCGCCACGCACTCCGGAGGCATTACGAACATCATCGCTTCGTGTGGCCATGGGGTCTCGGCAATGTCCTCACCCTTTGGCAGATCGGTAGCGATGGCATCCTTGTAGAACTCACTCGACACGTAAAACACAGGGGTGTCAGTGCGTGCCGCGATCCCGGTAGCGGCCAGCGTGATCATGCGCATTGCGTGATCCTCGTCATTCTTTGGCAGGTGGTATGCACGCTGCAGGAACATGTGCGCCACCCCACGGATCGAGACAGCAGGGTTGATGTATCCCCACACGTTCCGGTAATTCCGCGTCAACATCTTCCTAGACACGTGATCGACGATGTCGAGCAACATCCGGTTGGACATCCGGTCCACATCCTCATCCTCATGAGTGGTCTCAAGCCCAAGCAGCTTTTTTAGCAGCGTGATAGTGTATTCCTTGCCTTTGAGTTCCGAGACCGCCTTGGTCTGGGCCAACTTGAAGATACTGTGGAACAGATGCTTTGGGACCATGGACTTGGCCTTCTCCATGAACTCATCGGGTGTCATCACCTGCCCAGCAGACTCCATGAGCAGGGAGGATACAGCGTCCACGTACTTGGCGGTGGACATCTGTTGACGGAGAGCGGACTTGGCCATGGGATCAGTTCTTGGCGACCAGCTTAGTGGACTTTTTGGCGGGGATCTTTTTGGCAACCGTCTTTGGCTTGGTCTTAGCCTTGGCGACCGTCTTTGGCTTGGAGGTGGTCTTGACAAGGACGCGGGGGCTGGACGCCTTGGCGGTAGTCTTTTTCTTCGTCGCCACCGGAGTCTTTTTGGTCACCTTCACCATATCTCCATCGTTGGTCAGTGGCACCGGGTCAGCGGGTTGTGGAATCAGACCACCATCTTCAGCACCAAATGGGGATTCGCTGGGGAGCGGCAACTCCAGGGTGTCTTTGGATATCCCATACAGCGGCAAACCGGGCGGCTTGTCGGGGGTGATGGTGGGGGTAGCGGCGGAAGTGTCGTCCCCACCGTCCTCTTCGGCGTCGCCTTCACCCTTTCCCTCGCTGATGTTTGGCAGCAGCTGCTGTTCCTCTTCCGTGCTGTTGGCCAGCGGGTTGGCGGGAACCGGTGGGTAGGTGGGCGGCGTGGGTGCAGCGGGGGTACCTGGGGTACCGGGCTTCTGGTCGCCGAACTTGGCTTCGAATTCGAACAAGCTGCTTTCCCCCTTGCTGCGCATGAAGACGGTCGGGGACCTGCCTTGGATGGTACTTTCGAGGTGGATGATCCAGACGAACTGGGCAGTGACGATGACGCTCAGGATGGCGATAGTGATGGTTCTCATGGTGTTGGCGATGTTGATTGTGGTTAGACTGGGAATGTTAAAACGGCACGTAATCGGTGGCTTCGGTATCCTCGACGATTGAAGCCGCCACCAAAGTAGCACGGCTCGGGAAAATCTCGACGTAGGTGTCGGAATCGTGACCATGCGTCGCGTAAAACTCTGCCACCCAAACATCAGCGGCGGCGTGATCCTCGACGCGGTGAATCTGAGTCGTGACCTGACCAGCGTAAGCGTCGGTCGAACGGCAGTAGTAGGAATGCGAAACCGTGATCCGGATCGGACCGCTGCCGGTAGCCTCGACATCGCAGGAAAGCTCGCGAGCCACTTGCTCAGCTTCTGCAAGACAATTGCGGAGTTCGACTGAAGATCCATCGTGTGGGAAGCGGAGGATGTTGTTGTTGCGCATCCCCCATTATACCACACAAGAAAACTCTTGTCAAGTAGTATGGTCCGCGTACCGCCTAAGCAACACAAAAATGGGGTCGTTGCAGGGGGCATCATCCAGACTTCTCAGGTCGTCTAACTGGATGTGACGGCCAAGGCGCTTTTCAGTGCAGAGCGTGCAGATGATAAGCCTGCGGTTCCCGCCATTGATAGCACTCCACAGGTCCGGCCTGAGAATCGGCCCGAGCCCACAATGGCCACAGTCCTCGCACTTGTAGTAGCGATCCAGATTCTTCGGTCTCGGTTTTTCGTTCATCACTTTGATACGGGTCGGGGGTGGCCGACCCCTCCCAGGCTCGACCACCCCCGATTCATGAGTCCAACGGCAAGCCCTCCCAGTCCGACCGTTGGAAATTTGAGCGAAGATGGCCAGCCCTCCCAGTCCGACCACCCTCGCGCCACCAATTGCGGTGACATCAAACAAGAAAAACGTGCTTAGCGTGTATTTGGCGACAGCGTAAGCTCACATAGCCGCTGCCTCTGGCATTGACGGGAACCCCGGATACGCCTTGTCGCGGAACGTCTCTTTCACCATGTCCAACCGACCTTTGAACTCCCGGTCAATGCGGGCGTTTTCGCGGTCAAACGCATCCAGATACAACAGTTCCTCTTCCGCCCAAGCAGTGCGAACCGACTTTTCATCCTGTTCCGGGTGTCGTAGGATAAGCGCACGCCCAATCCCAGTGAACTTCCAATCAACCATCACACCCCGCCTACGAAGCTTATCCACCACTTGGTTGGTACCGCTCTTCCCAAGCAGGCTCGCCAACACCGGAACACCGTGCTTGAAAATAAACGGATCACACTTACCGAACTCTTCGCCCAGTGTGCATTCGCCACGAGCGTCGTAGGAATCACCTACTGACTTTGGCACCACCGTGAGAACCGGTGGTGCCACTATCACGGGTCCAAGTTCGTCATCCTCCAATACCAGTTCCTCAGTATCGTCAACCAATTCTTCCTCCACCTCTTCTGGTTCAATCTCACGAAGCCCAGCGTACTGATCTTCGTGAGCCTCGTCTGCAAATGGGTCGTAGTCGATCCGCATATCAGGTCTGGATGGTGGTAATAAAGTCGAACGCATCTTCCATGGTCTCAAACGGCTCTTCCCTCACTGCAGCCTGTTCGTGTTCTGCTCCCCGGTACACCATCCAACCTCTGGGTTCCAGGACAGCGGCGGCAATGAAGTTGCTGGCTGCTGACAAGCCGTAGTAGGTGAGGTAGCGTGCGGGCACGCGGCGAAAGTACATAGCGTCTTCTGGAATGTTCTCAACCATTTCGTTATAGGGTGGAAGCGTGGTCTGTCTCGGGAGACCAGTTGAAGAGCACGTGCTCTTCACCACAGTAAACGTCCGAATCGGCCATGAACTTAGTAAGGCTTTTTCCGTGCTCGTGTGCTGCTTTTGGGTCTCCGTTCAGGTAGTTGAGGAACGTTAGGAACATAAATACACCACCCGGTGCGTTGTTCAGTCTCACGAAATCCCGCCATGCGATTTCGCTCATGGTCGCGATGCGGCGTGGGAGCTTGGTGAGAGTTGTGATTTCGCTCGGCACGTCCCAGCCAGCGTAAGACCGGATTTCGTCCCATGTGAGTTCGGTCTGGTCAGTTTCCCAACCCCCGCTAGACCCTTCGACCACTTGGATTTCGTCGCCTCTACCGTCGGCGCGGAGTGCGTCGATTTCGACTTGGGTCAGAAACGCCCCGTTGTGGAGGTATCGGTTGCTGGCAATGCGAATTGGGAAGGTCCGGTTGACGCCAACGACCGAATTGAGCAACGCGGGGGCCACACAGGTCTCGCTGAGGAATGAAGCCACCGAAGTGGACCGGCTCGTGCAGTACGGGTAGTGCGGGCCGTAATTGGAAAGCTGAAAGCCCTGTGACCCGTCGAGCAGCGCCCCGTTGTAACAATTGGCGATGGTTTCGTTGATGTCACCGCGTGGCTGCGCGTACTCCCACACCGCATTCACATCACGAGCCATGGTGGCCCTCCGAAGCGCACGTTTGGCGCGGGCGGCTCCGGAGCCGGACCCGGTGGTGCCAGTGCGAGACAATGCCAAGTCCCGGTCAGCGATGGGCTTTCCGTTGAAGTCGTGGGTTCCGTTCTCCAATCCTTCGTCCTCTGGCGTGACGATCGCGGCCAGAGGGTGAATGAAAAGGTGGGTGCGGGGAACTTCCAGCATTTCCACTTCTTTCTTCAGGTCTTCCGGCTTGAACGCCGCGCCCGGTCCAATGAAGATGTAGGGGCGATAGTCCTGATAGCCCCAATAAAACGCACCGGCTGGAAGCACCTTCACCACCCCGCTTCGGCTCACCGAAGAATCGGTAACGGTGTGGCTAGAATTCCGCGAGTTGGCGGTCAATAGCACCCCCGGTCGCCCAATCTTGGCGAGCAAGGCGCTTGCACACCCCTTGGCCTCAGAACCGGTCTGAGCACCCATGACCACTGAAACCCGGTTCGGCTTGAAGATGTTCTTGACGAGCCCATCTCGCTCAAAGAGCCTCTGGTTGTCATTGAAGTGTCTGGACCAAGCTTTGGGATCGTACGTCATAAAGTGTAGCAGAAAACGGTGTTTACTCGCGGGTCTTCCGATTGAAGAACTGGTAGATGCGCTCACGCAGTGAACCCAGCAGAGACAGGGTCGCGGTAGGTGCCCATGTTGGGCATTTTGGATGAGCCGACAAGCCCATGTCGCACTGGTATGCGCCATAGGCGAAGTTGGCAGAGTAACGGCAGGTGTTGCAGGACCGTGGAAGATGTTTCACGCCAGCCTAGAAAACCCTAATATGGCATCTCGTTCCAAGTACCGGGCTCTGGCAGTCCCAAACGGGAGGAAGTCTTCACCCAGGTCTGATCCCTGGGGTTGTAAGTCTGATCCTCGCGGAAGAGTGGCTCACCGTTTTCGAATCCAGCGGCTTTGGAACCACGGTGGATGCGGCGACCGAGTGCTGACCATTGGGCGAAGGTTTTCATAATGGAACTTGTACGCGTTTTTCGACGATCGTGGCAGTTGGGTTGATGGCACGGCATTTGTCGAGTGCTGACTCCATAGTGTTGTACTTCTGTGTGTTAAGTTCCCTAACCGAAGAATTCACATAGTAGTGTTGACCCTCAGACCACTTGGAAATCGTAAACACCTCCTGTTTGTAAAGCCCAACCATATCACCATTCCACTCCATGGAGTCTGTCACCTTTTCAATGGGGTCGGTGCGCATCCCACCTTGGAAGTTCACAAAGACGTTGTCCTCCTTGTCGAGCAGCGCCTTGGCAGTCGCAGCCCACATAGTGCCAAACTCAGCCCACGACGGATGCTTTCCTTCTTTTACTGCCATATCCATGTGAATATTGCGTTCCTGCAGCACTTTGAACTGCTTAGTGAACCAGTCTCGGTACAGATGTAGGCGCGGTAAGTCGAGCTTGGTGAGGTGAATAAACCACGCTTTGTAGTCATTCGGTTCCAGAGAGGTGTCAAGCAACGCCAGAGTTATGGGCGAAGGCCGATCGGGTGGCTCCACGCCAACGATTTCGGCCATTGCTCGGACTTTCCGGGCTTGCTGTTGAGCCTTTTTCACAATCCTCGGGCTCATACCGGATTCATCGACGATCTTGGCGTCGCGTTCGGCCATGTCGGCTAGAGTTGAGGCAAACTCGCGGAGTTCCTCGATGGTGAATTCAGGGCTCATTGTGGTTTCAGGGTTTCAGCTAGTGCGTCGAGTTTGATGCGGAGTTCCTCTTCCTTGTAACAAGAGTCGTTCCATTTATCTTCATCGCGGAGGCTAAGAACTCCGTTCCGGCAGATGGTGGCGAGCAGTTCCACATCCAGTGCGTCAAGCTCCCACGACTCGTTGCCGTACTTGGCGACGTACTCGGGGGCGCGACTGTCGCTCATCTTGGTGGGGTTGGGGATGAGATTGTGCCGTTCGATCTGGCGCATGGTGAGCGCTGCCCGGTGCACCGTGATGTCGGACTGGGAGAACAAAGCGAGGCGGTCCGCCACGTCCGTGCTCATGTGAACTCCGCTCGGATCGAAGTCCCCGAAGTAGATCACGTGGCATTTCTTCCTGCCCGCCACGGTGCGCTCCTGCAGTTCCTTGCCAAGGTCGTACATCGCGGTGGCACTGCTGTACCCCTTGTTGGAGTGGAATGGCACTTCCAGCTTTCGGCACACTGGAGCCAATACGCCCTCAAGCGCCTGCTTCTCGCATGCCACCACCACGTAATTTGTCTGGTCCTGCCATTTGTCGATCTTGAAGCCCTCGACGGTGCTGCGCATGATGTGGTATGGGGAATCCCAAGTCTGGACGATATGAGGTACCCGTCCCCGATCCACGATCGCGTCCCAGTCGATCAGCCCCGCCATCCGTCCGTCGGCGACCGCGCCCTTCAGCCGGTCGTATGACTCCTGCGAGTTCGGGTAGACGTTGTCCTTGACGCCTTGGTAGAAAAGCTGGCGCAAGGAGAGTGAATACCCGCGAGCCAAATAATCCGAACAGACCCCGTCAGCCCACGTGATCAGGCGCATGGTCTCGCTGCGGAACGCTTTGTCGATGAACTTTTCGTACATCCGACACTATAACACAGCCCGTGACTTTTGTCAAGTCATACCACCGTGAGCTTTTCCAAGTCGACTTGCGCAGCCTCTCCCCTCATCGTCGTGATGTGGGCTTTCCCGTCTTTGTAGTGGTAGATGAAGCCCTTGGTGGACTTTTTATCCCCCCACTTCACAAGCTCACTTCCATCAATCGCTGGTTTCATGGCCGACTTGGCTGGAAGGGTGTTGCCGTTGCTGAGCGTGATGTACGGACCCATCACGGTGACGACGAGCGCCAGTTTCTTGTCCGCTATCGCGTAAGCAACGTCGCCGATTTCGAACGGGTTATCCTTGCTTGGATTAGTTGGGTTGCCGTGACCGTAGGCGGCAAACATCTTGGTGACCTTATTGACTTGGGCAAGCTCGTCATCGCCCATGAGGTTGGAGACATCCGGAGTTGGCGACGCTTTTTCCAGCGCATATGCCGGTACCATGAACACCGCTGGGGTACCAGCGTCGGAAGACTTCGGAATGTGTACAACGCATTGAGCCACATTGAAGTCGTCGTCGACCAGTGTCAACAAGACCTTTCCGGTGGCTGTTGGTGCCAGCCCGAACTTGAATGAACCATCAGGATAGTCCGACACCTTGGTACCCTCGGGAATGACAACGGAGTCCCCAATCACCCAGTCACCTTCGGTACCCCAAGCCGAACGGGCTGGCGCGAACTTCACCGCACTATCCAGGTTGAAGATCATCGACTCACCCTTGTTGATAGTGTCATTACCAACTTTCCCACTGAGCATTTTGACAATCACATGATCGCTCTCCACAGTCTCTATCGCGCCCCTCGCATCCACCTTCCCACCGTATTCGGTCCCGTCCTCGTCGCCGTCTGTGTACTCACCCTTGATGGTGACGGGTGACCCAGGCACCATGTAATAAACGGGTGCTTTGATACTGGCAATGTCTTTGAGCTTGCTGATGCTGTTGTCGGTCTTCGGGTTGTCACCGGGCTTTTTGATCTGGGCAACACTCACCAAGTGATAGGTGCTGTCCTTGGTGAGTGATGGGATGTAAACGACGCACGAAGCCACGTCGAACGTGTGAGGGTCAACCAACGTCAGTGCGACAGTGGCTTTGAGGTCCTTCTCGATCTCCACGTGAGCGTTCGTGCCGTATCCGAAAATCGTGCTACCGCTCTTCACGATGACCTTATCACCAATCTTTAGGTCATCTGGCTTGATCTGCCATGACTCCATGGCGATCTTCTTGAACGCCACGACCTTTCCGGGATCAAAGTTGTCAAACCCCGTAGTGTTCGAGAAGATCTTGACGTCGGCGGCGTCTGCCGTCATGGTCGTGATCATACCGAGCACCTCCCCGGTTGGAACCTTTATGCGGACCGGGCTGGCAGTGCGGAGGAATGACACGTCGTTCTTGAGTTGGTACTCCAGTTTCTCGTGGTACCCATCATTGAAGTCAACGTCCGTGTAGGAGGACACCGCCATCATGTTCTGGATTGTCTCTCCGACCGCTTTTTCGATCGCGTCTTCATGCTCGTCGAAGAGCTTTTTAGCCAGCTGCCTGACCTTTACCGCCAAGTTGTTCGGGGAACTCGCGAACCCAAATGCAGCCAGTTCGTCGTCCCACGCTTGTTGCGACATGCTCGCCTTCGAGTATGGGTAAGCTTTGTACAACTCCCTCATGTAGTCGACTGCTGCCTCTGTGGCTTTGGTAAGCTCCGACTTATTGTCCTGTGCCCCCGTGGAGAGGTCTATTGAGTTTACATCAACTTCACTCAGGTCAATTTTCCCATCGGCGTGCTCCGTTGTAATGAACACCTTTCCTTCATGGGCAACATCAGAGTCGTCCATGATTGTTACCTCGGTCCCGTCATGAAGTTTCGCCTTCACGGGTAGCTTCACTGTTGTCAGAATGACATCGGGCTTCACGATTCCAGAGGTAACTCCAGAGATGGGAAGGTGAACCACGATCTGCACAGAACCGTTGTTAAGTTTGGAGTTCACCCACGCCAGGGTCTTTTCCTCTTCTCCATCGTGTTTCCACCACGGGTCCTTGCCATCTTCTGCGTTTCCGACAACTACAAGTGACTTGGCAGCGAGTGCAGGCGCTGCTGTGAATGCTGGTGCTGTGGCACCCTTGGTGCCAGTGACTGCACCAAGGTTCTTATCGGGGACTGGCTCCGGAATTGGCTTGCCGGATGCATAAGCGGCGGCACGCACGATCTTCTTGGCTTGGCTGGAACACTTGGGGAGCAGCGTTCCAACGTTTTCCACACTCGCTTTCATGTCGAGTGCCTTTTTGAGCCACCCGTATCCACCACCGATCGCATATCGCTTGACCTTGTTGAATACGGTTCCGGTGTTGTGCTGAAGGTCGTAAACATGGTCAATGGCAACCGCCCGTTCCCGGCTGTTTTTGGCGGAGTTCAGCCGCAACCACCCATCCGTGATGCCCTTCCACGCCCTGCCACCGTAGGAACTGCTCCAACTTCCCTTGTCGTAACAGATACCCGCGTACTGGACAAAAGCGGCATCCGTCCAGTTCATCTCCTTCATGGTGCGCCTGACCGCATCAACTGCAGCGCTGTAGTCAGGTGATGAACCACCCTTTTCCTCGGGTGGGCGTTCAAACCGTGGCATGTTACCGGGCGAGGAAACACGGCGCACCAACTTGCGCGTGAAGCTGACCTGTTCCTTGGTCAGTTCGTTCACCAACGCCGACTGTGGTCTGTCCGACAGGTGGCGCATTTCAGCACAGATCGAAATGAACGTGGCGTCCAGCAATTCCCGCTGAAGGTTGGGTAAGAGGGTCTCAAATGCAGCCCGTATGTCGTCCTTGATGTTGGAGCGGCCAAAGAAGCTCGCCGTTTGTCTCCCCATCATATCGGTACCGGGCGCTTGCCCCTCGTCCGGAAGACCGGAGGAGAAGGCCCAGGAGAGTGCATAGAAGTCAAACAAGGAGACTTCGGGGTTTGATGGGGAGGTGTAGTTCAAAGCTTCTCCCAACAGAGAACCCCTCATTGCCTTGTTAATTGACTCCAGTAGCGGCATCACGAAACTTAGGTTTTATTATGAAACTTCTCACTTTACTTGCACTTCTGTTCACCGCGCCACTTTTAGTAGCGAATGTCCCAGTGAAAGTTGCGTGGAACCCACCAGCCAATGAACTCGGCGTTGCCGGGTATATCGTGAGGTGGTACAGCAAGAATGGCAAAGAACTCGGCAAGGCCGATGTAGGCAACGTCCAGCGTTTCGAAAGCCCCGCGTTGTCAGCCGGTGACTACACTTTTTCCGTGACCGCCTATGGTCCAAGCCGTGTGGAGTCCAAAGCAGCCCTATTGAATGTCGCGATCAAAAAGATCAAACTGAAACGCTCAAAAGACCTGCGGACTTGGGAAGATGATAAGTGGTTCTATCGCATTACCACTGAGGACCAGGAGTTTTATCGGCTCGATCTGCTGCCATGATTGCCACTTTGAGCACTTCTGGAGAGACCAGCCCAGCCAAACAGCCACCCGTTTGGAAACCGTAGTCGTCGAACAAAAGAGACCCTGGATGCCAAGCCATGTTCGGTAGAGCCGCATAGGTTGGCACTATCTTGGCCAACTTGGACAGCACATTTCCCATTGAGAGGCTTTTCCTCGAAACAACTGGTACCGTTTTACCATTAAAGGAAAGGTCAGGGCCAACGAAAGTCTTTGGTTCTCTGATGTACTTCAAAGCGAGATCATAGCACTCTCGCGACATGGTGTACCCAGCGATGCTTGAGACTTCAGTCGTTTTCAATAACCGACTTCCAACCACCCCCGGTCGGCGGTGATGGAAGCACCCAAACAAAAACAGCATGCAATCAGCGGGGAGTTCGATGTCTTCGATCGTTCCATACTCAAGGAGGTCGTCAAGCACGGTGATGCTATCAGCCTTCCACCTCTTAGCATGCCCAATCAGCACCCGGTGTGGCAGTATTCTGGCATACCCATCCTGTCCGTAACTGGACACCCCTTTCAGCTGCATGGCGTCTAACGCGGGGAATCGGGAAAACCCAAGGCTTGAAAGAGCTTCGGCGCTTCGGAGTCTGCTGGTGTAATTGGCACCAAGGTTGACGAAGAACCTGTCGGTGGTTGATAGGGACGTCATACTTCAAGGATATTGAAAAGGGACATGCTATTGTCGTAAAAGAAGGTGCTGGTATAAAGGCCAAGCGAAAACTGTAGTTTCCTGTCAGACCCCACTCCCATCGTGTGGACTAGCGCCCCCTTGGTGTATTCCGACCAAGCTGGGTCACAGTGCAGTGGGAAGCGCACCTCACCCCTTTCGAAGTGTTTCGCGTTCCAGGGTAGCTTACCATAATCGCAGTCCAGGATGAGTCTATTCCACGATGCTTGGTCGAAGCACCCTGGCATTTGGGTCACCTCTGCCGTGTCCCGCTCTTCCCAAGCCGTCATCACATCCTGAAAAACGGAACCCCTTACGGCCAGCTGCCCACTGTTGATGCCCTTCCTTCGCATCTTCATCTCGTCATCCGTCAGGAACGCCGAGAACTGACCCTTCCAGATGGGGAGGTTCTCGGTCTGGTATAAAACGTCCACTTCTCTTCTGACATCCAACAAGTGGTCGAGGTTCCTGAGCGCCATGCAGTCATCGTCCAAGAACATGATCATGTCGTACTGGGAGGCGTCGATGTACTCCCGGACGCGATACTTCCAGCACCAAGCGTCCTCAATGTGCTCCGATTCGGTCAGTCCTTTCCTTGGAACGAGCACCTCATTGATCCCAAGCTTATTCGGAAAAATCGGTTGTTCGTGGTTTCGGAACACCATGATGTCTCCACTCCATCTGGTCCTTAACAAAGTTGCAATCAAGAATCGCACCAACTGTCGGTGGTACGGGTGGCCTTCCTGATCGAAAGCCACGGTGTATATGAGGTTCTTCCGCATGTGGGTTCTAGTTATAATGGCAAGGTTACACCACCAAGAACACCAAGAAACCATGAAAAACACCATTATCGCTAACACGGGACTCGTTATCCCACGCCGCCGATTCCTCCAGGGTGCTGGTATGGCAATGGCATCGGTCGCATTGGGCGGGATCGCATCCGCCACAGGCGGTTCCTCCGCTGGTTATGCTGGACACCCGCTCTGGTACAAACGGAACTCGTGGATCGAATGGAACAGCGACATCGTAGACCTCGACGATGCTGTCGCCAATGGAGAAGCGGCACTCGCCTTCTTCCAAGCCAACCCACCCGTGATGTCGTGGAAAGAAGAGGGGTGCCAACGGGTGTTTCACCCATTCGCCACTGGAGCTAGTTCCAGCCGCGTCATCTCCCAACCCGGCAGCATTTCGTACAGAGAGGTGGGCGGGTGCTACCAGTACGGCATTATGTTCAACGCCATCAAGTTCTTCAAGAAACCTGATGGCAGCTCTGGTAGTGAGCTGCCCCCAGGAGCGGACTTCGACACCCTGTTCAACAACTGGTCTACTTGGAACCAGTAAACAGGTGGTCGTATCTTCCTCCCGGTTTGTAGTTTAGATGCCAGTCTTGACGGGTGATTGGGGGAGCGCTGGACTGGCTAGAGAAACGGTAAGCTTTGGCGGTTATTTCGTCGATCAGCCTCTGCCGTTTCTCGGGGTCTTTTTCCTTGGCCACTCTGTCGTTTGCATCAGCCTGTGGCGGTTCTTGAAGGATAGACAGAGAGTGCGACTTGGCTCCGTTTGGGTCATCGGGGTTGTCAACCTCGCTCAGGAACAGGCTGGTACGGTAATAGCCAAAGGTGCCAATCTCAACGGGATTCCTGCCGACCATCATCGCCATAATGTCGCCGCGTTCATTACCTAGGACGCCCGAGAACTCTTCCTTCATTTGGTCGAACCTCTCTTTCCCGCCGCTCTCCCAGTATGACGACACCACAATTGTCTCCCCGCGATCGTCCTGCACGGTGAACCGGTTTTTGAGTTCCAATTCCTTCATATCCGAGATCACCTTGGAGATTTCTGCCTCGCATCGTTCCTCTTCATCTGGTGAAAGCTTCAGGAAGTCCTTCAAGCTTTCGCTAAGTCCCCCATTCTTGTAACCGCCAATCAAGATTCGGAGCAGAGACGCCCGGTCCAGCTTCACGGAGGTGAGGTTCTCGGCGACCAGCTTTGGTTGAACCACTGGGGCGGGAGTCGGTACTGCCACTGACCGCACCACCTCTTTGAACACCACTTTTTCCTCTGGCTTCCGAAACAACAGGACCACCACCAATACAGCCATCAACGTGCTGACTGCGATAAGGAGTTTCTTCATCAAGTGCCAGAAAACGCACTAACGAGTAGGAGTCACCCACGCCGGACGCCCAGTAAACCACCCGTGCCAAATCGCATGAGGCGGCTTGAGTTTGAAGCTCACCTCTTCGAAGATTTCGTCCAGCTGCTCACTGGATAATTTCTCGTCCACCGTCACGATGTTCCAGTCGTGTAGGTAAGCGCCACCAAAATCGCGATGGTCGTTATCGCGTCCGAAGACGACTGCGTGACTCTCCCCATTTCCTTTGCGGAACTTGAACCGGTTGTCGATCTTGATGAACAAAGTCTCAGGTCCAGTTTCTTCACCATTCCGAGTCGCCGTCTCAAACTTGCGTTTGAATTCTTCCCCGAACTCCCGCAACGATTCGGTGATTTTGGTGGCAACACTCATCTAAGAGACGTTTTCTTTTGAAGTTGACGCCCGGTCTGTAAGGATCATCACGAGGTCAATAACCACACCTAACACAATTGGTGGAGTTATCGGATACCACCCTCGGGAACCCTTCACCGGGCGTCTGCTTATCTCGGTGACTGGGCGTTGACGCGATCGCGATACCGCTGAGCCCGTGTTGGTGCCCATCGGTAGGTTGAGTCGTCAACGAGATAACGGAGGGTAGACAACTCGTGGTTGGCGATGAGGGACAGCGCTGCCCCAGCGTGCTTGAAGTCCCCCGCCCGAATCAACTCCCCAATCTTGTTCAGGCTCGCCGTAATGTACTCGATGCCAAGTTCTACCAGTGCCGGTATTTCCTCGGGTTTGGCGCTCATGGCTTCCATGGCGCTTGGCCAGCCAGCCGGACGCACCACCGCGTTAAACACGGTATCCTGGTTGGTGGGCTCGCGGCGTCGCGTTTTTTGGGCAAGAATGGCCCCCTTCAGCTTGAACAGAGACGAAGCTGTCTCCTTCCACCTTTTTGCCTGCAAGTTGGAAATAGCCTCGTCAACCAAGCTAATGGCTTCGGAAGACTCAAGCATGATCCTTTCGTAAAGCTTCATGGGGATAGCTATGATTTGATGAGGACCGCGAGTTCGTTGAAATACTGCTCAACCTCGTTCAACCCGGCGCTGTGGCCGTACTGCCAAGCCAACGTCCAGGTTTGATCGAACTTTTTGTCACGTGGAATCCCGTGTTCATCACTGAGGCGTTCCTTGAGCAGTTCGATGGTTGCTGCCTCTTGAGTAGCACGTTGGTGGCGGAGCCGTTCACGTTCCACCCGTTCTTCCTCAAGGCGTTTGGCGGAACCCCTGACTTTCATGGCTCCACAGTTGCACCCCTCAGGGTACGGGCAAGAGTAAGCGTGTATAGTGCTATTCGTTGTTGATTACGTCACCATCCGCCAGTTCCACCGAGCAGTCAAGGTGGAGACGAGCCCCGGCTTCTCCAAACTCGTCGGGTACGCTGGGTTGACCGTACTCGATGGGCTTGTCGCAATAGGCGCAGTGGTTAGATGGGTTTGTCATCCGGGCAAGAATTGAAGGGCGTAAGAGAGGTTCTCGGTGGTGGCGGTATCGTTACCGAGACGTTTGGTGAGGCGCAGGAGATTCTTGATGGTACGTGGCGAAATCGGGTTCTTGTCGTTCCGCTTGTCGGCGTCCTTCTCGCTCTGTGGTCTGCTCTGGAATTCTTCGAACAGGATCTCCAGAAACTGGGTGGTTTCCTTGGCGGTGACCTTGAGGTCGAACAGGCCAGCGAACTGCTTGAGAATTTGGGCAGCGGCTTCCCGGTCCGGGTTGGAGTAGGTGAGTACCGCACTGCACCGGCTCAGCACCGCGTCGTCGATCAGCAAATCCCGGTTGGTGGTCATGAAGATCACGCCATTGAAATACTCAAGGGTGCGGAGCAACGTTCCCACGATCGCGTTTTGTTCGATGTTGGTGCCGCGCTCATACACGTAGATGTCAACCTCATCGATCAGCAGGATGGCACCCCATCGCTGGGCGCGGGCGAACACTTCCTTAAGGTTCCCCTCCAGCGCTTTCGCGGTCACTCCGAGTTGGTCGGACTGCACCCGGTACAGTGGCACCCCGGCTCGCTCTGAAAACGCCTCAGCGGTCATAGTCTTTCCAGTACCTGGAGAACCCTTCGCCATGATGATCGTGCCACCACTCTTTCCCTTCACGAAGTCAGCCTTGAGGGTGTCAGGGTTGCTAACCAACAGGTTGACGAGGTCCTTGTGGTATTGTGGAATGATGAGGCGATTGATGAGAACCTCATCGTACTGATATGGCGAAACCCAAGTGCACGGCACCCACATGTGGTCGTGAGTTTCGAGGTTGAACACATACAGGTATGGATGGATCGGGATTTCGAACACGTCCACCTCGTCACCACCACGGAGGTTCGGTAGCTTCATCTTGCGCGACGACTCCCCTTTAGACCTGAACGCCGAGATGTCGTTGATGACTTTGAAGTTGCTGACTCCCGTCAGGTACTCGCGACTGGTGCTGGTATAACGCCAGTCCTCGTTACTTGGCAACCAACTGGTGGTGAGCAAAAACTGGGTGTTAACTTGAGCCATGTAGTCCTCCCACTGTTTCAGGGTCTGATGGTACTGCTGTACGATGTCTTCCCCCACAAACCCGTACCCGTGTTGGGCGAGAAGCGAAGAAACCGTCATACCACGGCGCTGCTTTTCCTGATTGAACAAGTCGTTGTCGTGGAATGTGATTCCGGTCGAGCGTTGTTCCCCCTTGGTCCAATAAACCAAGTTAACGCGCACGGAAGCCGGAACATCCTTTTGGGATGGCGTATAGACGGCTCCCGTCGTCAGATAAGGCAGCGGGATGCCGATGTCGTTGTTGTGCTGAAAGAGCCAACGGGTGGCGCTCTGGACCATGCAGGCTTGCGTGATCGCTTCAGCGAGTGCGTCCAGACGGGTCACGGGGGCATGCGGATCATCGACCGCCTTCCGGACCAAGGAGAGCTTCTGGAGCACTCCGTTGAACACCTGACTGTTCTTGGAGGCGAATGTGTGGACCGCACGGATGAACTCTCCGTCCACATGATAAGTCTCGAAGGTTGCTTCCTTCTCCCGGCTCCAGCCGGTTTCGGTCATCGCGGGGTGGTTGATGCCAGCGGCTTTGAGAGCTTCGTATTGTTCAGAAGAAAACGAGATAGTCATGATGGAAGTTGATAGCCGCCAGTCTTTTTGGACAGGTCGAAGTTGGATTCAATGAAGTCGATCACGATGGCGGGATCGACGTGTTTGAAGAACACGATGTTCGGACCATGCTTGTCCAGCATGACCGCCTTGATTTTGCCGTCTGCGAATGAGGCAAGCCCACGGCTGGTGTTCCTACCGCACTCGTGGCTCCCGCATTCCACTTCCCGCTGGCTCACCACCGGGATGGCGTCGGGGTGGTTCTCGCGGAGTGGCACGTGGGCGTGGAAGATGCAGTCGAACCCTTCATGCTCCGCAAACACGATGCGCTGGCTCTGGCCACCCACGCTTGGCTTGGCACCATAGGCAACCACGGTGTCTGGTCCGTCGGTCTTGATGCGCACCAGCCCATTGCCGGGTTCACCAAGGTTGTTGAAGTCCGATTTGCGCACAGAAGTCAGGAAGGTAGTCTCATCGATCCGATGGGCGAAGTGACCCACGGTACTACCACGGAAGGTCTTGTAGGCTTTTCCGACTACACAATGGTCGACGACGGCACGAAGCGCTTCCGGAACCTCATCGGAAGCCCAAGGAACCAGTTCCCCGCCCACAACAGTCGAATGAGTGAAGGTGAGGTTGCTGCGCAGGATCGCCATTTCCACCATACCGCGAAGCGTCGCCTCACGGTCGGCACCCTCATGGTAGGCGGCTTCCTCAGGAGTCACGATCATGTTCCAACGCGTGATCACGTCGTTGACGAGCACGAGATTGGCGGATGCGCGCTTGCAGAGGTCCAGTCCCGCCAAGTACATCTGCTCGTGGGTGGCGTTTGCAGTGGCCTTGGTGGCGACCAAAAACAGGTCCTTGCGACCACCATTACCGGCACGGAACGTTTCAACGATCTTGATGGACTCCGGTACCAGAGTAGCCCTGACAGATTCAATGCTACTCAAACGAGCGTCTGAGCGGTGATCCGGGGTTTCAATCCGATGATCCACGATTGCCGGGTTCCAGAACACGATCTTGCTGAGCGGGTCCGTCACGATGTCTCGGGCGAGGTTGTGCAAATCAAAGTTGGTCTCAAGGCGAGCCCAACCGTGGAACCGACCGACACGCCGGTCCCCGCACTGAGGCCCTCCACCCGCCATCTTGGTAAGGTGAAGGTGTACATCGCGGGTTCCTTTGTCGAATCGCTCGCTAAGGATGTCGGCGACCTTCCGCGCTGTACCCCCGTATGCCGGGGCGCAGGTGGCGAGGTGAACGTGGGAGTGGGCGACGGTGCCACCGCCGACGATGTGGAAGATTCGGTTCATGATACGGTGGTGGTGACATCACAGACGATGGTCCAGTCTGTGTTGGGATCGGCGATTCGGGCGAGTTCCAGAAGCTGGATTACCTCCACAAGTTCGGTCTTGGTATCACCGTGCTGGGCGTGTCCCATGCCGCCCTCTTCATTCCAGAAGGCTTCGACGGTGAAACTAACGGTGTGGGTGGTGGTCTTTTTGATGGTCATCGGGTGGGTGTGGTGGGCTGCTGAGGACTAGGCGAGGGCTCCGGCTACTGGTTGCTTGGGCTTGCGCTGGCTTTCGCTGGCCAACGGCTGATTCACTTTGATCTGTTCGCCAGCTTGCTGCCCCTTCTCACGAGCAAATCCGGACTCATGGTTGCCGTATGACCACTTGGACTTCCGGAGGACTGGGTGTCCTTCCTCCATGAACTTGCGGCGGAGGTCCTTCTCCGTCACCACCATCAGCTGGTAAGAGTCGGACACCTTCGCGACATCCTTGGCAGCGGCAGCAGCGGCTTCCAAGAGCAGCTGGCGCTCATCTTGCTCCTTGGCGGCGGCGAGTGCCTTGCAGACTCCTTCATAAACCCCGATGTAGAAGCTGTTGCGCTGGCTCATTGGAGCGTTGTAGTCCCGCTTGTACTTGACCCACTGCACCCCGAATGCCCGGTGGAGGTACTCGTAGGCGTACTTGGCGAATGCCACGTCGCTGCTCCGTCCGATGAAACTGAGGTTGGAAGAGTTCCGGCCCGAGCCTTGCAGGATTTCCACGCTGAAGAACTGCAGCAAGATGCTGATGAGGTACTTGGAGGCTGGTGGGCGGCGGTAGCCCTTGCCGGTCCGGATGGACTCTTCCACCATCTCTTCCTGTGACCGAGCATCAAGGCCGGAGTCCTCGACGCTCACCGTGCTCAGGTCGATGCGGTGCTTGATGGCCAGCTTTTGCGCCATCGCCATGGCGGTTTCCACTTCCGCTGGAGTGGCGGCGGAGTCCTTGGCCTTGCTCAGGCAACCGATCAGTTTGCGAGCGACATCGTCGCTGGCTTCGTCGAAGTGGCGGAGTGCTTCAGTGGTGGATTGATCGCTCATGGTGACATTATAACACAGCTAAAGACGCTTGTCAAGTGGATAGGTTCGGGAGGGTCCTGGAGATTATCGGGAATTCAGTCTTGCCAAGACAGACGACGTTGATGTACTGCTGGCACCATGGCATCTGGTTTTGACCGAGATTCAGTGCTCCGCAGAAGTAAGCACGGTAGGCAGCACCAAGGCGTTCGGTCCACCTGACCACGTCTAGATCGTGCCTCATGTAACGACGGAGGCGACCTCCAGACCTTCGTTCGACCAGTCTCGCACGGCGTGCGATGCACGCGTCCCTCTTGAGCAGGCAACGCTTGATTTGGTTCAGGTGGGATTGATTTACTATCACCCGTTCAAAGAACTCTCCCTAACTTGACAGTGCTTCACTGACAAGAACCGCACGTCCATGGGGCTTTTTGCCCAAACACCGCCGAAGCTGCCCCACATACCACACAGTACGCCGGGGCGACACTAGACCGGAATCCCGGCTCCGGTTCGTTCGATCCGGAAATGTTGGCATCGGTGCGCACCGTCCACTTGTCCCAGTGTGGGTACAGGGTGTCTTGGTGGTGATCAGTGTCGAACACTACTGCCACCGAAATCTGATCGGAATTTGGCTCCACCATCATGCCGATCACATCGAACACGAATTCGTCTTCCAACACGATCTTGGCACCGATCATGATGGGGACGCGAAAGCGCTCAATGCGATCCACGATGATTTCGTCGGGGGTGATGGATTCCAGTTTGGCGAGGTAGTTCATACCCAAATACAGAAAGAGCGGGTCAGCATTTGTGACCCGCTCTCAGTTTCGGACCTTACTAGATGCCAGGAAGGTCGTCCCCGAACGTGTCATTCAGAGAGTCAATCAGGCCATCCGTACCACCCGTGTCCTCAATGTTCCATGCATCTGGAAACACTCCACCAAGATTCCCATCCGGGCCGAACAGGAACTTGATGGCTTTGACCCGGATCGTAAACGCATAGTAAGCGTCGTTGATGGGGTGAGCTGGAGCCGGTGGAATGTACTGTTTAGCCGTTACGGAATAACTGTTCAAGATGACGGTACTCACCGTGGTGTTGGCCAGAGAATTCCTAACGGTCTTGCAGCCTTCATCTTTCCACAACTTGGCGCTCGCAACTCCACTCTCGTACAAGTTTGTCATGTACAGTTTTGCAGAATTTCCTGCGGCGGTCGCAGCCGCCAAGGTGCCAAAAGTACCCGATTTTGGGAGGTCCCATTCGTTGGAGAGATACCACTCTTGGGCACGAATGCTGGCCGAGTTTCCAGGTGCGGTCGCCATGACACGCCCGGAGCTTGCCAGTGCAGCAATCCCAGCGAGACCGGCGAATTTGCCGAGTGCTCCCCGGCGAGTTGTGTTTTCGTTCATAGTATTGTTATTGTTATTGTTGTAGCCGATTCCAGTTTACTGAGGCGGGACATCCCCGAAGAGATCCGTGAGCGAGTCAATTAAGGTGGGGTCACCATCATTGGACTCGACGTTCCAAGCGGGCGGGAAACCACCGTTAGGACCCGTACCATCCGGCAGCACCGCAAACTTGATTGCGACGACACGTGCGCCACCCTTGTGACCCATGCCGTCGACGAAAGCTGTGGAGGCGACATTTTGAGTGACGATGCCAGGGAAGGCATTGATGATTCGACCGGAATAAGTGTCCGAAATGTTTGACTTCTTGACTTCCGTGAACTCCGGGCCGGAGTCAAGCCACAAGCCTGGGGTAACTGCTGCCTTTTGATCGTACCACGCCTGCAACGCGGCCTGTTTGGCGGCAGCAGCCTGTTGAGCGTCGCTAAGGAGATCATAGATCGATCCGGTCCAAACTGTCCACGTGTTTTTCCAGTACCAAACTTTTGGCGCGTTGCTTCCAGATGGTGCTGGTCCAGCAGCGAGCAAGTTTGATGCGATACCAGTAACCCCAAAGGCGGCGACTACACCCGCCATCGAGAGTCCGCTACTAAGGAGACCGCGCCGGGAAATGCCGGGTGTGACAATAACGCCGGGTTCGTTGATAGGATTATTCATATTTGGATTTGTTTCGTTTCTTTTAACCCTTCGCCGAATTGGGCTTGGGATCGGAAAAACTAGAACGTTGGGTTTGGTGGTAGGCGTTAAACGCCAATTCTGGTTAATGCAGCCGTTATGGTCTTTCTCATTTCCAGTATGACACAACCGAGAATTCGAAACCCGTTCATCCCATATCAAAGGAACCTTGCTTACACGGTTGCCTTTGACCCTCCGGGATCAACGTTCCACCGCACGATGGCCAAAATTTTGGCCTCGTCTTTGTTAAAAACTAAGTTCTCTGGAGATATTATGGTGTTTCGAAATACACCCCAGCCGCTCTTTCAAGTTCCACGGGTCGGGCTTATCGAAGTCTATGTGAAAGACGACGGACATTCGGTTTCCAACTATCACGAAACCGCATGGTGTCAAAAGTACCTGATGAGCGAATTCATTGATGCCAGCGCTTATGACAGGATAATGTTTATAGACGCAGACTGTGTGGCACTCCGCAATATTGATCACCTACTGGAGGGGGAGTGGGATCTCGCTTATCAGACTGAACCGGGAACCGTCATTACCACCGATCAGTTTTCGATGTTCCTGACTGATGAGGAAATGGAAACCCAAACCCGTCCTGGGATCAACAGTGGGCACTTGGCAGTGCGAGGCAGCGTTTACTATGAAGTAATGAACAAGTGGCGGGAAATCGACTCTGGGCCAGCGTTGCAAAGGAAGGGTTGTATGGATCAAGCCTCGTGGAATCGCATCATACTGGACTCTGATTCTGGGAAACTTCCGTGGAAGGCTCGGCATTTCGAACGAAGTGAGATCATGTTTCCGATATACTTGGACCCCCAGTGGTGGCGATATAGTAAGTGCGCCCTTATTCATGCGATTGGTCAAAACCCGTCATCCAAGATTCGTTTCATGACCAGCGCTTTCCTTGGTGCCTTCTACGCAGACGATACAGCCACTCTGATCAACCTCCTAGAAATTTGACCATATGCACACCATCACAATCAACGATCTAGCTTCATCCAAGTTTTGCACCAATATCAGCGCCAATCGAGATGACCGGCTCTTAATGGCAGATCGGTTATTAGAGGTCGGGTTGAGAGACGTGGACCGGGTTACCATTCTAAACGAAGAATTGGGTTCGCGGAAACACAATTACCCAACCCCGTTTGCTTATCTGCAGGCTCTTGGGCACCGGACTGCAATCCGAATGGCTCAGCAAGATGGATCGCAGTCCGCGATGATCCTAAGTGACCGAGTAGTCTTCAACCCCTTGGTGAACGCCTTCTTGAACGAAGAGGTGGGAAGTACGCTCGAACTTCCAGACGATTGGGGTGTACTATACCTTGGGTGCGTCCACGCTAAGCCCCCAGTGGTCGTGAATTCGTGGGTACTCCGGGTTACCAAAGGATACGGATCGTTTGCATATGTGATTCGGGACACCGCCTACAGGGCTTTCATGAAGATTGCTAACTCCCCAGACCCGACCATATTTCCAATTCACGGGGATAAGAAGATGCAGCTATCTGCTGCCACTTCAAGACGCGGCGTTGACCATGTGATGGCGGAACTTCAAAAGGTGGTCCCGACTTATGCGCTTTGGCCAAACATGGCTTGGGTCGCACCAAGTGATAACGATCAAGGACCATTCGACGAATTCGGTAGGCAACGGGGATTTTCGTCTGCTGTTAACACTTTGTGTCGAGAGTGGAACCCATGGTGGGGTAAGTTAGAAGACGAGTCCGAAGTCTTCCAGCCAACCTCTTAGCTAGAGTAAAACAAGTCCCCAACGTAAATTGGGGGCTCATTGGGCTTGACGTTCTGAACTGCCACTCACCATAGTGGCTCTGACCACCCTATTCCGGTTTGTCTGGTGCTTCCAGCCCCTGGAACAAGTGATGATACCGGTTGACAATGAGTGGAGTGTTTGGACTCATAATATAGTCAATGGGCTCAATGGGAGCTTGGTTTTTTATTTGGTCCTTTTTGATTTGATAAGCTTCTAGCATCGCGACCCGCTTATCCGGATCAGGCTCTTGCAACGCGGCCTTCCGAATAGCCCTGGATGGGTCCACGTGCTGAATGTGAACTTCAGTATCAGGATTTCCATTTTCGTCTCTCATAGACCCATCCTGGACGAAGAATATAGTATCGAAGAACCCGAAATTCCCAATGTTGGTAGCACTGGTTTCTATGCCAACCATCATAAGGCCACTTCGTTCGTCCCCCAGGATATTCTTGAAAGAATCCCGCATCTTTTCGAATTCTTCCTTCCCCCCTGTATCCCAAAATGACTTCACAACGATCGAATCACCATCCTTATTGCTAATCAGCTTACGATTTTGGACTTCCATGGGTTTGAGGACTTCGATTGTCTTTTTGATGCTGGCCTCAACTGCCTCCTTCTCAGCTGGACTCATCTTCAGGAAGTTAGCAACACTCTCGGTGATGTTTCCAGACTCGTCGTACGCCATCATCATGATGCGCTTCATGGCGTCATGATCGATCTTGACAGCGGTCAGTTTGTCATCTTTGACAAGCTGCTTGTTCGTGACCTTCGGCGGAGCCAGAGCGGGGGCTCGAACTGTCTTATAAATGTACTCTGGTGGTGGCGGTTTGACCGGAGTTGCAACGTCGATGACGACGTAAACAACGAGTGACAAAATGCTGACAGAGGCTAAAATGCGGTCTCGATTCATAGTGGTAAGGTTATTTTCGGTTGAGAGCGATGACCCCTTCGATGTAACCAACAGCTTCTGCAACTGTCTTTAGGTCTTCTGCTTCCTCATCCGGGATCGAAATAGTAAACTCCACCTCCACTGCCACCATGAGTTCCAAGCAGTCGATAGAGTCAAAGCCCATCTTAGCGAACGTGGCTTCAGGTTTGATCACGCCCTTGCCCTGATCTATTACGGAGTTAATACACACCGCGAGCCTTTCGATAGTTGGTTTAGTTGCCATGAGGTGATCGGTGCATTGTGACCCAAGCGTCCACCGGACTGAGGGTCGGTTGAGTTTCCTTGATCATGCGCTGCACGAAAAGACTGGAGATGGCGGCTAAGTCCTGATAGGTTGCGACGCCCACCAGATTGGCACGGGTTTCCCGGTTGATCCAGTTCTCACGAATGGACGGGTTGGAAAAGGCATTCCGGACTTCGGCATTCGGGAAGCAGAGCATACGGTCGATCTTTTTGGCAATCCGCCCGGTGTCCGTCACCACCTCGCTTGCGTAGTCCATGAGCAGGGTGGCTTCCTTGCAAAGACGTGCCCATCCGAGACCGGCTGCATCGTACGGCACCTCAAAGTCCCAGCCACACCCCGGACCGCCCCAAAAGTCAGCGGTGAAGAACGACGCCATATCGGAGAGCCAAGGCGATCCGTTCTTGATGTCGAGGAACGTGGGAGCCTTGAAGGTGTCACCATGCACCAGATGCTTCATACCGTTCTCGCGACACCACTTGATGACGGACGCCTGAGACGCATAGATCGGGTCCTCGGCATTCTCAGCTTCATCAGCCGCCATCTTGTAAACCGTGTTGAGAATCTGGCGCGACATCGCCCCGATAACCGTCAGGAACACCGTGTCCACGCTCACCGAGATGGGCTTTTTGTCTTGGTGGGACAGGTCCGGGTTGTGATATCGACCACCGCCCCCACACTCCCACCATAACGCGTACATGGTGTAAAAGTCCACGATCCTCGTCTGGAACGAGACGGGCTCTGGATAGCAGTGTGATAGGGTGGCCAGATTTGGTGGTTGCATAAAGTATAAAAATCGTTACCAGGACTCGTAGTCGGTTAGTTCCAGTTCGTCCCCGTATACCGTGTCAAGGACCTTCACGGTGTTCCCGAGACTCGTTGGTGTGAAGACGAATGAGTATCTACCGCCTATCGCGGTGTTTGGTGCTTTTTTCCGAGTGGCTCGCCACTCTTGGAACTGCGTTTCCTGCGTTTCTGTCAGTGAGAAGGTGTGGGGCATGGGGTGCCGGGTGGTACCATCATGGTCGAGAAAGGTGTCGACTGGACAGTATCAGGCCATGATGATAGCGAACCACTGTGTTTTCATAGGAGTTTGATGAACCCATACCGGTGCATCAGGATCAGCGTTTGCGTGAGTTCCTCAACGTCTTTCGGGTCTTTCGGGTCTTTGAAACCGGTGGCTTCCGTCGCCAAGAATCCAGCAGCTTTTTTGGCGCTGTGCAACTCTTCGTGCCTCCGGCATTCACGTGGGGTCTCGAATTCCTGCCCGTCTTTGGATCTGTAGATCGTGGTCATGTGTTAGTGTTTTTGGTGAAGTTTGCAGCCTTGGACGACGCACCATCCGGTGCCCACTTGCCCGCAAGACCTGTCGAGGAACACCTTGATTTCGATGTCGGCCTGCCGGTGGCAACGTCGCCCCGAGTTACTGAGAAACTGGCATCGCCCAAACACCGGTTTAGGGACAGCTTTGGACAACGTGCCCTTCCCACCACAGACGTGGCAAATGTCGGCGTCTGGAAATCCCAGATAGCGCTTCTGACCGATACCCCGGCACTGCCCGCACGGCTTGCGGCGACCGAGTTTTGGTCGGTCGGGGCAGTCACGAGGGTGGTGACCCCGGTCCTGACAGCGTGCACACCAATCGCCGAAAATGGAGCCCATAGAGTTAGTCGTTGAAGATCAGGAGTTCGGTGAAGAGGCTACGCTCGCGGGGATCAGCGGGGATGAAACGATCGAAAAGCTTGTCCCCGTCATTGTCGCGTTGCTCCCCAGTGTGAACGAGAACGATTTCGCGTCCCGTACGCTCACTGACCAACACAAAACCAGAGTCGAGGCTGTCCGGATAGGGCTGCATGTAGGTGAGGTCACGCAGTTCGCTCCAGTCAGCCGAAAAGGACTTGGTCGAGGCGCTGTAGGTGAAGCGCTCGGTGCTGAGGTGAGTAGTCGGGATGACGGTGGCGTTGCTCATGCCGATATTATACCACATCTTAGGACTTTTGTCAAGTCCCCCACTGTGTGGACCCTAGGTGCTTAGCTATCGGGGTATGTCAACCACACTCCAAACTCTCATCGGGTTGTCGAATGGCAAAAAGCCTGAAGACTTCAAGAAGCTTCCACTCATGAAACGCGGTGCCAAGGGACCGCTGGTCGGGCAACTCCAGTCGATGCTCGCCTCGCAGGGTGCGTACCGACATCGGATTGACGAAGACTTCGGCAAACACACCGACGGCGCAGTCCGTTACTTCCAGTCAACCCACGTGGACTCCAAGGGTGAGTACCTGAAGGTTGATGGCGAGGTGGGATTGGAAACATGGTGGGCACTCTTCAACCCGTCCGGAGACGCGCAGGATCAGAAGGTGGTGCCAAGCGGTACGAATCGTGGTCTCAGCAAAACCCGTCAGGACGTGATCAACACGGGTCTCAAGGAGTTCAGGATTCCGGTATTTGAGGTGCCGGATGGGTCGAACTGGGGACCCCGCGTCGCCGAGTATCTCGGGCTTCTCGGGATTGGGCCGAACCCATGGTGTGCCGCTTACATCCAGGCGGTGCTGTACTGGAGCACCGGCAGCTTCCTGAACGGTAAGAGCGCCCACGTGTGGACGATTTGGCGTCAAGCTCAGGCGAAGGGGCAAGCGTTCAAACGCGACAAGCGGAATCCGGTTCCCGGAGATCTGTTCGTGCAACTCCATGCCAACGGTACTGGTCACATCGGGTTCGTGTACCGGGTCAGCGAAGATGGGCTGTGGGTGTCAACGCTGGAAGGCAACACCGGTAACCGGGTGCGGATCGGCAAACGCCGGGTCGCCACGATCGCCGGGTGGATTGTCCCGTACGGTGACGCCGATGTGGTATACAACTTCAAGAAGGGACTAGCGGACGGTGTTGATACGGGAAACCTTGGTGACCGGTGATCGGTGCCAAGACCCACGAAGGTCGTAGCGACCTTTTTTGGCGTTGGCGTTGAAGCCAAAGCGGCGGTAGAAACGCCTTAGCCGCTCCGTGGAACTGGTGGTCTTCCAGGTTTTGTCACGGTCGCCCGGTGATCCAAGCGACATTGTGATCGTGATGCCGTATCGGTCGGCGAACCGACAGAGTTTCTCTAGCCATGCGGTTCCGGTGCCGGATGGAGCGTCACGCTTGGTGCGGATGGAATCGAGGTGAATGAACGGCTTGCCATCGTGCCAATACGGATTGATGCGAGTCTCCAGACCCCCCTCGGCGTTGTCACGCTGAAGCTCCATAAGCTCCAAGGCAGCTGCCTCAGGAAGCCCCTGTTGCTCTGATTCCAGTATCCGTGCCAGCAGACTCACCTACAAACCTAGTTCGACTTCTGGATGCCCTCCAAGACCGTGGTGGGCTGTCCACGTCTGGCTTCCGATAGCTCCTGTTTGAGACGGCTCACTTCATGCCTGAGCGCGGTGGCGCGGCGATCGGCGTCCAGAAGCTCCCGGCGCGAATAAAAGATCGCGTCTTCCGTTGGCATCAGTGTTTGTCCGTCTGCGAACTCATACACCTCACCAGCCTTGAGTTTGATGTGGGCGGGATCGTTCCACGCGGCCTTGGGCAACACCGAGTTGTGTGGTATCCCCATGCAGGACACCAAGATAAGGGAGAGCGCGGACAATAAAGCTGTTTTCATACGGGTTCGGCGCGGCGACTTGGGGTGAGATCCTGAATGAGGTCGAAGAGGATCTGGCGATGATTCATGAGTTCAGGAATCTCCACGTCATAGACACGACGGATTCTGGCAGTGAAGTCAATGCCGGTCGCCCCGCGTCCAGCCCTCAGCATTTCTGCCTCTTCCTCCAGTTTCTTGATCGCCGCATCCGTGGCGTGATGGCTATTGATCGCGGTCATCAGCGAATCAAGCATCGCCCGTCTTGCATCATCCTCCTTGGCACGCACAAACCGCTCCGCGATCGTGAGAGACTTGGTGAGCAGGAACTTGATTCCCGGCCAGAGTGGGCTGTTAGCGTCGAGTTCCTTACTCATGGCTCCCTATCCCAGCAGTTACCCACAGTGCTAAGAACACCACGACAAGGAACGCTACACCTGCCGCGACAGCAGTGAGGCCGATCTTGGTCAAGGACAGGGTGGCGATCATAAGTCACTTCACCTCGTTCTTGATTTCGTCCTCGAACTCCTGTTTGGCCTTCTTGAATTCACCCATACTCTTACCCATACCACGGGCGAGTTCAGGAAGCTTCTTGGCTCCAAACATCAGAAGGAGCAGCAAGACGACGATGGCTATTTCCGGGCCACCAAGGGCAAAAGCGAGTAGTGGTATCATAGTGGCTAAGAAAGGTCGGTTTCCCGGACGAGCACAACTGGGATTTTGGCGTCCACGCCTCTTATCCTCAACGCCGCTATTCGGTGATTCCCGTCACTTGATATCACGTATTTGCCGGGGTGCACGTCTGGTTGGACCGAGATCCGGGTGACTCCGGATGCCTTAACTCCGACTTGGTCGATTGCCTCCCCAGCCGCTTCCAGTCGCGCCACCGACAGTTCTGATCGGCTCAGCGAAACGTCCATCGGCGACACCATGAGTTCCACTTCCTCCGTCTCCCCTCGTAATGCTGGCTCGTGTTCCTGAACCGGCAATCTGAGACTGGCTGCCGATACCTTCGCACTACCATGACTGGCGACCGCACGGCGCATAGCTTGGCGGTAGACCTGATGGGGTGAACCGTCTATGGACTCTGTGAGCTTCACTTGTTCAGCGACCGCAAAGAAGTTGGACCCATCCTTGGTGAGTTGTTCGGCCTTCAGTTTGTCGACTCTCCAGGCTTTTTCTACTGATACCCGCCCTTCATGAGCGGCGTGGGCACCAAGATCCAGCAGTCGCTGCTTCATCCACAGTGGCATCGCTTTGAGAGCCCTCTTGCCAGCCGCCGACGCATAAGCGTATTCACCGTTTCTGGCCCTTTGAACCTGTCGTGGAGTGGCTTTGGACGCCACAAACGCGGACACTTGCGTCAGGAATTGTGGGTTCTGCTTGAGGGTTCTGGCATACTCGTCGTCATACTGACTTGATTCTGGTCTTGCAGCTATCGACAGCGTTTCACCAACACTATCTTCATCCGGATCAAGGTTGCCAACCTCCACCTTGGCTACTTGGAACACGTATCCGAACTGTCCCATGCTCAGGAAGTGCTTCGAAAGTTGGTCGCCCACTTTGGAGCCAAGTACGTCACCACCCAATGCGTAAATGACCGAATATCGCAAGCTACTCGTCAGATAAACCTTCCCACGCACCGGGGCAAGTTGGCCTTTTCCCACCAACTCAACGTCACGGGGCTTGATACCGTGTTGCAGGATTTGCTGGGCGGCTTTTTCATCCGGGCATCCGTGATAGAAGGTGTCCGAGATTGCTTCTGTGATGAGGTTCGCAAGCATGGTCAGGACTGGACAGAATGGGTGACCGGGCCAAGGTGTTTGTAAACAAACTCTTCGGCGGAGTGGGCTTGGCACAACACCAAACTATGGGTACCAGCGACCGTCACCACGTCGCTCGTGAACTCGCCACACTCCATGCACTTGTACTGGGCGTCCTCACGCTTGACTAAGTGCACACGACGGCTCAGGTACTTCCGATAGCAATCCTCCGCTTCTTCCTTGGTTGCGTGTGGGTTGTGCTTGGCGCAGTCCCCGACCGCGAAGATACCCCCATCCCGGTCCACGGCACACGTGTAGTGCCATCCTCCGCACAGCTTGACCTGTCTGGCTTGGTAATCTCGCATAAAAACACCTAGGTATGGAGATGAAAACGAACCTACTCCTTTTGCTTCTCTTGCCATTCTTCTTCGTTTCGTGCGTGTCCCTGGGTAGACCGACACTTCCCGAGAAACCAAAGCACCGGGAACCCGCCAAAGGGAGCAAGACGTACAAACCGGTTGGCGAGTGGGAGGTGCGGAACCTGAATGACCTGAAGCCAGCAGTCGCTCAGGGTGCAACCGCCACCATGAAAGATGGTGTGATCACGCTAGACCTCAAGGGCAACAAGATAGACGGCTCCAAGCAGAAGGGCGACGGTGGGCAAAGCGAAGACCAGACCCCCATGTTGCGGGCACGGGTGCCGCTCATCGTGAAGGGTGGGTTTGTGGAGAATAACAAAAACGCACTCGTCTTCTACGCGCCCAACAGCGGGGTAGTGCAGATGACGTGGCTCAACATCGGTGAAGATGCGGTCGCGACCCACGATGGTGCCAAGAACTTCCTAGTGGATGGGTGCGAGTTCCTGAATAGCGGGAATGGTGACAAGTCCATCCAACTCAACGAGGCTGATGGTGCAATCGTCCGCAACAACCTCATCTACGGCGGCATCACGGGAGCTCGGATTGGAAAGATCGACTATTCCGCGAAGACCGATGTGGCGGAGTGCGCCAACAACACCTTCATTGGCACCGATACCGCTTGGGGAGTTGGCAAAATCAAGCTCCGAGTGACCAAGAAGAACGACTACCGTGGAGTTAGGCTCCCGTTCTCCACGACCGCTGGCGCAACGATCAGCAACGCCGACGGCGACGTTAAGACCAACTAGCGTTCTGGCATCCGATGGATAAACCGGCAGCAGGGAAACGCACATACCGTGGAGTTGAGTTCGAATTCACCACCACTGGGATTTGGATGTTCACCGACTACTTGCCGAGTTCAGCTTCTCACTGGAACAGTTGGTCACGGTTCTTCACACCTGAAGAGCAGCGAAATGTGACCGAAGAAGCCATGAAACGTGCCATCGATCGAGCCTATGCCAACACCCCCATCCACACGGGAGACCTCAGGGACCAAAGCTGTTGAACGACCACCGCAAGTTGTGGTGTGCGCGGCAATTCGTCACCGGGAAAACGGGCGTATTATTTGCGGACCTCGCCACTTCGACGCCACCATGCACGGTCAGATCAATGAGGACAGGGAGTGGCGCTTCTCCGACCAAGGATTTGTGGACCAGTTCGGAGCCTTCCTGACCCGCGAGGAAGCGTGGGTCATCGCGAACCAACGTGGGCAGATTCGCCACACGTTCAGTTGTTCGCCCAAAACGCTGTATTCAGAGCACCTTTATTAGGCTATTTGACGTAGCCGGGAATCTGCTGGTGGTTGATTCTCCACTTACGGCAAAGCCCCCTGACGATGTCAAGGCGGAAGTTCCCAATGGCTTGGTCCATAGCTGCCGTGAACTGTGGGCTCGACTCCCACTGTTCGAACGCGGCCTCATACTCCGGGCTTCCTTCCTCAAGTCCACCGGGGTTCGGGAAGTTGAGGCCAAGATCAGCCGAGTCCATCACCCGGTCTTCGATGAAATCAGCCACGGTTTCCACGTGGTTGGTGATAGCCGAATTCGGGCTGGTTTGGCGAATGTTGCCATCCCCCTCCAAAAGAACTTCGGCGAGACTGCGACTGGGTTGGCTGGGCTTTGGCATGGTGCGTTATTCTCCTTTATCGAGTTTACGTGTTCCCTCGACGGTGGCG